ATCCGCCACCGCAGCGGAGAATACGCTGTTGTCGCTGGGGCTCACCGGCGGGGAATTACGGCAGTTTATTGCTGATTGCGACACCGCACTGGCAGCACGACTGGCCGCCATCCAGGCGGGACAGATCACGCTGCGGCAGATCGTCTACGACGACAGCATAATCTATGAGGATGCCAAAGGTTGGTTCACGCAGCAGGCATTCCAGATCTGCAACTTTGTGCTGCATATCGAACGGAGCCTGGTGATGGCGACCGGCAAGAGCGCCTACCAGGGCTATATCCAGTTCCAGGACCAGGCATGGAACTTCCTCGTGCCGTCCGACAGCTTGGACCGCACCTGCTGGGCCTGGATTCGGAAATTTCTGCAGCAAAAGCGGGTAGGTGTCCCTATATGTGCGATACGTTGGCGGAAATGCCTTGTGGATATCGCTCTCCGCCTGCATCCGCCCGTGTCGCAGGCAGGCTACGACGTTGTCGGCTGGGATGCCCCATCTTGCCACTTCATACTACCCAACTACTCGATGGGTCTGACCGGCGATGTCAACTTGAATACGCCGTGTGTTGCACTAGATCCGTTACGGCCTGCCGCGGCATTCGTGCCGCCGGCTCCAATACCCGTGCCTGTATTGCAGGCCCTGGATATTCGCAACACCGAGAACGCTGTCATATGGGGTACCCTGGCTTGCATCTTAGCCGGCGTGCTGGCCCCTGCGATGCGTCACCCGTCACAAGGTATCGTATTGCGTGGTGTTGGCGCGCACCAGCTGGGTACGCGGGTCGCACTGGCCTGCGGTTGCCCCCGCTGGGCTAGACGCATGCGTGATACCGCGATCTATGACCACCGCCATTACAGGCACCGATGGCCTGTGGTAACGGGTCTTGCGGTGTGGCTACGGTGGGCGCAGGTGAATGCAGACGCTGCCAGCGCACACGCCGTGCTCACACCCCCGGCAATATCCGCGCACGCATTGAATATCGACCAGCGATGGAACAGCGTCATATGCAACAAGCAGCTATCGAAATTGCCGGTCCCTGCCGAGGCACTTGCCAACATCTGTGGCGGCTATCTGCAGGATATTTGCCGTCGAAAATTTCAGTTGGAGCCCTGCGGTAAGAGCCCTTTAATCACGCTCCTTAACGACATCGCAAGCTGGTACGAGCGGCAGGGCGGGCACGCTGCCGCGGTACGGGCAGCTCACCGCATGCTGGAATGGCCGGGGCACCCGGACGGCAGCGCACATTTTATGCGGCTGCTCTTCGCAGTCGTGAACCAGGCGTCGCCGGCAGCAACTGCGGCGGCCCAGCCGGTTATGGCCGCAGACAGCGTATGGGTGCCCCAACAGCCCGTGCTGGCCTACAACACCTCAATCACGGCGATCCCGATTAACGCCGCAGCTATCACACAGGCGCTGGCTGCCAGCGGCGGGCTTATCCGGGAAGAAACGCGGGATGGGCAATTGGGCTGGACCGTAGCTGCTGATTGGTTTACAAATGCCTGGCAGCAGTCACAGAACGAAGCGTGAATGGCTACTGCTGGGCCTGGGCAGCAGAACAACAGAAGGGAGACGTACGATGCGTAGGTTTTCGGTAGAGGACGAGAGCGTTACCGTGCTCGCGTCTGCGGTGGACGACGATGATACCATCGACGACGATGACGATGACGACGCCGACGGGGACTGGGACGACGACGATGACGACATCGATGACGATGACGATATCGACGACGACGAGGACAGTGAGTACGAAGAGTGGCCTGACCCCGACGATGACTTCGATGACGATGAGGACGAGGATGACGACGTCGAGGACGACGAAGATTTTTAAGCTACGGCAGGTCGCGATAATGGTCCATCTTGGGATCATTTTCCCAGCCGTACGCGCCGCTACCTGCGGCTTCCAGCATAGCAGGCGTGATCCGGGCCAGGCTGGCCAGTTTGGCAAAATCGGGCCATGCTCCGTTGGCATGCCACAGGGCGCATGACCCCAACACGATGGCCGATGCGAAGTCATCAGCGATCAGCGGGTTGCGAGTGATCGTGTAGATGGGGCCCGCATAGCGGCTATCAACCTTTTCTTCTACGAGTGCCAGGAAGTCCGCTACGAGCCCGGGGTTATCGTGGTCCACGTGATCATATTGGAAAAATTGTATTGCCTGTAGCTTAATTGCTTGGCACGTGTACAGGTAACTCCGGGCCTTATCGAGCAGGTAATGCGGCCGCTGGTGCAACGGCGTAGGCGGCACATACCGGATCAGGTTACCAGACGCCGCACGCTTCAAGTCGAAGGCCATAACCCGCTCAGCCTCGAAGCCAGCCTGCACCAGGATAGTCTCACGAAGTGAGCCAGCTCCCGAGTAGTCGTGAGCCAGCAGCGTGCAACCGAACCGCTTGGCCCAGTGAATAACCTCGACTGCTTCTCGCATGTGGTCATTGGGTGTCCGCAGCCGCTTACCCCAGAGTACGTGCAGCGTACCACCGGGCGCCATACCCATTAGCGCCATGGCCGTAAAGCTGAGCATGGCTTCCCCACCGCCGCCCCAGTCGATGGTAAGCACACGGGTTTGATATGAAGAGAGCAGCTCGAGAATACGCGGGTCGGGCTGCTGCGGGTTATTCTGCCAGGGCAGGCAGCAGGCCCGCCGTAACTCAGTCTCGGTTACGAGTTTCTGCCCGACGTCTACAGACTCGCCGAGAACCTCGTTGTAGAACACGTTAGGAGCGGTGGTCTCTCGCTTGTTCAGCAGGGCTGACCATTTGTCGGGGCGCATGCAGTGCAAGGGCATGACGATCTGAGGCACATGATACCCGGCAATGTGCATGCGACGGTCCTGGTAGCGGTGCACCCAGCGACCCTGTGGCGGCCTGGGGTTGATCGGTTTACGGCACTTCGCACAAAGCAGTGCAGGCACCCGCTCGGATATGTCTTCACGTTGGGGGCCGATCATGGCCTCGATATCGTACTCGAGCGAGGGAATGTTCCATTTTCCGCAGTGAAAGCAGGGTACAAACCACTCGGCCTGGGAGGAGCGAGCCCAGTAACCTTCGATCGGATTGTCCAGAGATTTTGGAGTCCCCGTGAGTTGCATAAGGCCCCAATCGCTGTGAGACATGGCTTCCACTATTATCGGAATGTGATCCGGATCTAAGTCCTGGCATTGTAGGCAAGCTATACCGTTCGGACAGAACACTTCGGTCTCGTCGACATGAATATCCCACACGTGCCTGTAACCCGCATCTTCGATGCCGATCAGATCGTCCCACACGAAGCAGCTGGGTGCGCCCGTCTCCGGGCCAGCGCTATTTTCATGCACTCGGGGGTGCAAAACTTCTGACGATTGCCGGTCGGTATGAACACCGTTTGGCACTCCTCGCAGGTCTTCGCTTCCCGCACCGCGTGCTGGTACTTCTGATTGCGATGCCGATTCACGAAGAGCCGTTTGCACTCCGGCGTGCAAAATTTCTGACCGTTGCTGGTCACCTGGAACGCTTGTTTGCATTCCAAACAAATCTTCGTAGCTGGCCCCGTACGCTTCAAGGCCTCGTGCCGCCGCTTGATTTCTTTGGTCACAATCACACGGCAGGCCGGGCAATACTGGGACGCCTTGGGGCCCGCCTTCTTGAAAGCTTGCTGACATCGCTGGCAAATCGGGTCGGGTCGTGCTGCTGCCTGCTGTTGTCGCCGCTTCCACCTGTAATGTAGGTACTTCGCGCGATTCTCCTTGCGGTACTTGCAGGCGTATTCGGCTGCCGCGGTACGTGCAGCATCGCCTCCGGCCGCATAGGCTTCGCGATGCCTGCAATTGTACTCGTCGCGTTTTCCTGGCTGCGATATATAGCGATCGCAGGTGTCGCGATGCCGTTGTGCTTGGCACTCCGGCCGGCTGCAGCACGGATTCACAGGTTGCTTGTCGGGTGATTTGATCTGCCCAACGGTTAACTCGAATTCTTGCTGGCAATATGTGCAAATCTGTGTGTCTACCCTTGCCATCATGGTCTTGTAGGCCATGGTGGGTACGATAAATGGCTCCAGCTGTCGTAGTAGCCGTACGGCCGGCTCGACGTGAGTAGCGACTACATGGTAGGCCGTATTGTATCGGCGGCTGCGGACAGGCCTGACAACCGACGCGTAGCCGTGGTTGGTAAGCCATTCGGCAAGCAGCTCGTTTTCGCTTTCGGTAAAACCTTGTGTGTTCCACGTGATAGACGGGCTGCTTATCGGGCCTTGCCGCGACCCGTCGTCCATGTACCACCACGCGATTGCTTCCAGAAAACCGATTTGGTCGATCCGGGCTAACCAGGCCGGATTGACTGTTTTGACCATAATCGGACGGCCCGTCCGGGCATAACAGCGTGTCGGATGTGGGCGATAGCACAACGCGACGATAGGCTCGAATACCTGCGAGCTTCGCGTCGAGAAGCGACTGCACCATTTTCCGTAGCCCGCATTCTTCATGCGTTTGGGCGGTTCGGTAACGAACTCGGATAATATGCGGCCTTTCACCTGGTTGTACGCATGCTGCTTCCAGCCGTGAAGGCTGGCGAAGGCCGCATGCCGGCTTGTGAACCGCATTGAACCGTCGCCCAGTAACGTACCTAGTAAGAGCTGCTCCTGCAGGCCGCTGAGCGTCGTAGGCAATTCGGATGAGATCCCGGACATACTTCCACCCTTGGTTTGTAGCTAGCCCGGATTCGGCCGTCATTGTCAGCGTTGCACCACTGGCGAAACGTAATCGCCAGCACTGCCGAAACCCGTGATAGCTGTGTTGTAGTACACGCTTACATACCAGTGTACCGTCCGGATGAAAGCTGTCAACGAAATCACCTACACGTATGTCCTTTATTTTCACGGTGCCCCTGTTCGAATTGACGTAAGTCGTTTCCCCGCAATAACTTTCATCAAGACAGATACGGTCGGTACTAATTCCCCTCACCCTGTCTGCATCAAGCAGGGCGAAAGAAAATTGCATCATTGACCCGTTCCGGAACGATCGCTGCAGTACTGATCGCTCCTGCGACGTACCAACCCACAAACTTCGAATAGGAGAGTTATCGATGAACGGCCGTACATAGTTGTTGGAGAATCGGCGGATCTGTTCGTAGAGTGGCGTGAGGTACAGCGTTTTGAAATGGGGCTGGCTTACAGCCATCATTACGCCGTGGGAAGCCACGGAGCTGGACTTGGCTACCTGGCGCCCGGTCTTAAATAGCAACGTGCGAGGCATGCACGTGTTGAAGAGTGGACTGAATGGGAAGTGGTTCCGTAAGTGATACGGTTTTCCATTCAGCTGTAACGCGAGCGGGAGGAGCGGCTCTAACGTCCGCAAACCTCCTGCCTCGGCTAACTGGCGCATCGCGACAAGAAAGTCGATATTGGACGTCGCACGGCCCTGTTGTTTGGTCCATGTCGCGACAAGCGCCTGCACCTCCCGTAATTGGGAGTTATTTGTGGTACGCCGCGTTTGTGGCGTCGAGGGCGTCTCCATGTCCTACTACTCCGATGAGAGAGCGAATGTATGGCGCGAGGAAGGTGACGACGATTATGGTGTCCCAGAGCCATCTGATATGACCTGGGCCGTCGAAGCCTACGCCGCACTTTTTGCGGCCTTGTGGGTTCTATGTTGCGAAATTGCCCGGGATCTGCGATTGTTAATGAACGACTGAACGCGTGTTAGCGCAGTCAGCATACCCGGAAATGCCCACAAGTAACAGCGACGGTACCGTCTAAAGGGAAGGTGCCGCTGCTTTTACCCGCCATCGGAGTCTGAAATGAGCGACGCCCCTCGCATATCTGGTAGCTCCAAGCAGTACCAGGAGCGAATGGAGCCTGACCATCGCAACACGCGGCGGTATCCTGGGCCCCATCACGACCTGGTCATGAATGCTGCCCATGCGCTTCCACTCGACCCGCCGCTGCCACGTATCGACGTGCTGCATGCTGAAGACGACAAGCCCCCGGATAGTGGGCTGACAGGCACGTGGCCGTGGCCGGCAACGCCCGAGTCCTAACAATCCACCGGTAACCCGGCACTCTGCAGGAAGCCCACAATGACATGGCTAGATTTCACCGCCCTGGCCCTGGCAGCCAGCGGTGTTGTTGACGTATGGAAAAACGGCAGCATCTTCGCGCTGCCTCGCGCGATAGCCGCCGATGCCGCCGAGATGGACGCCGTCCAAGACCGTCGCACATTGCGGGGCACCCTCGGGGAGCTGCTGACTTGTGAGTTCTGCCTCTCGCACCACACCCCCTGGCTGCTTGCCGTGCTGTTCTTTCTGCCCGCCCTGTTTGTTACGGGGCCCTGGGCATTCATTCTGAAACTACCCGTGTACTCCCTGGCGGCCACCCGCTTGGGATGGCTTCTAAACGCGGTCGTACCGCCGGAAGCCCAATATGCTCGAGCCAATTCTGACGAGGACGATGATGACGACAACCCCAACGCCGACACCGGATACACCGCTCCCACCGCTTGAGTCTGTGCGACCCACCTATTCCGAGGAGCTGATGCAGCGATGCCTGATGTTTGCCCGGGATATCCTAACCCTGATCCCGGAGGTGGAGTCCGTGGCTATCGTGCCGGCTTATGCCCATCCGGCAGAAAATACTCCCGCGGGCTTCCTGGTGGGGCGCCAGGGCGCTCCAACGACCCCGGTTGAGGTTCTGCACCTGGCCACCCAGATGCACCGCACCCAGGTGCACCTGCTTCGCCAGGAGGCGGAATTCCTGCAGTACGTAGACCAGCAGCTGGCTGAGACCCTGCGGCAACTCCATGACGCCCGGGAGCAGCTGGCAAACGCCGCCGCTATGGAGGGGGGCAGTTGTGGGGGACCTGATGAGCCATGACACGCACCCGGAGACCTCGCCCGCAGTGGAGCTGCTCACGCAGGTCCTCCAGCGGGCTCATATCCAGACCTGGGACGTCGTGCTGATCGGGGATGGGTCCGGCTCCACCTGGGAAGCGCCCTGCGGCTGGGCCACCACCCTCATAGACGCCACAGCACCCCCGGACGACAACCGCTGGGTTTACTTCGGAGCTGCCAGCCAGGGCTCAGTCAATCTGGCCGAGCTCATGCCCTACCTGATGGCCCTGACATGCTACCACCACGCCCGGGGGGAGGCCCGGTTGAAAGTGAAATGCCCGCTGGAGGTGCACATCATCACGGACAGCCAGGTGACGGCAGGTCACGGGCAGCGAGCGGCAAATCCTATCCAGGATCTTCCCAGGGTGCCGCAACGGGCGCTGTGGGCTGGCATCCGCGAGTTTGCCAGACTCGGTTACAACTTCCACTGGCACTGGGCCCCCCGCTCTACCTCCAGCCTCAACGTGCTGGCAGATCTGGTAGCAGCAATCGGCCGCAGGGAGCTGATTCGGATCGGGAAGCAACCAACCCCCCATCCGCTGGCTGCCAACGCTGCAGCCGTCATGCGGGCAGCGCAGGAGCTGGCATTCGCTGATCCTGAGACCGGGCAGCTGATCGACGTGAGAATGCTCAACCCCCTGCCAGGGTAGACAGGTGCCAGCCCTGCGACCTAAATCTACCGTACCTGCTGTAGTGAGCGCCAGGGCCTCATTTACAGCCTCCAGCAGCTGTAAGGTGTCGGAAGCCTAAAACCCCGCTGGCAACGCGCAGACGGGGCAGCTGGCAGCGTAGCTGGGCATGACAACCGGCAGTGGGCAGTGGTAATGGGCAGTCAGGTTCGGCAGTGGCAGTCACAGTGGGCAGTGGCGTGTGGCACGTTGCCTTTTCTCTTTTTCTCCCAATCCCTCCTGTATCCGACAGAGAGTAGGGAGCAAGTTCAAGAAAGCTCCCTCTCTGTCGGAATTACAGGTTGTTAGTATCTAGTAAATACTAATGACTGGCTAACTCGACGGATCAAATTGTGTTCTGGGGGTCACTGGGGGTGTCAAATACGAGTTTCTAATGGCACTTTTACGTGCTTCAGCTCCCTACATGGCGGGGCATAAACTGCGCATCTTAACGCTTTGTATCCTACTGGCAGGTGGTATGTATCGTCACCGCCGCGGCTGCTGTTCCCGTAGTCTCCCCTGTTGGCGGGGTGTCTGGTACATTCGCAATTGTCTTAGTGCGTTGTAATATCTAAGTAGATATTAACTGGCTAACTCGACGGCGCGCGATTTGAACTTTGTTTTCGGAGGTCTCACCATGCGGTTGTAGCGAGTTTCTAATGGCACTTTTTCATGGCACTGCAGCTCCCTGCGTGGCGGGGTGTAAACTGCGCATCTTAACGCATTTGGAGTCTGAGGATGTTGGAACTGACGAAACACCTGGGGCAGCTCTGTGCCCAGGCGGGCTTGCCCGTGCGGACCGCGGCGGACAGCCCGGACATCGCCGATAACGAGTTTTGCGTCGGGGCCTTTCAGGTGTGTGTATCCCATATGCCGCCAGTGGGTGTTCGTGCAGCTGCAGCCAGGCTGCAGGCATGTAACCCGGTCACGTTGACCCCTCGCGGGGTGGACCAGCCCTGCCTGACACTATCTCGCCTGCATTTGCGGCATGGCCGCACACATACGCAGCTGAAGCACGTCACGGTCATGATGTACGAGGCCGGGGCGACGGCGTCCGACGTGCGGGGCCTGGCCGTTTTCGATGAGGACCACGTCGTGGACGCCCTTCGCAGCCTGTTCCCCCACGGGGAGCTGGCGGGGGAGGGGCGTCAGCAAGCGTGGCCGGCCCGTACGGTAACCTGGCAGACGTCTGACCATAAAACGTGGGAGTCCTTTACTGCTGCGGAGCTGCACCAGGCCCGACTGGGCCCTGACGGGCAGCCGGGTAAGGCCTCCTGGCTGCTGGTAACCACCCCGGCGGGGCAGGCCACGGTAGTCGACTGCCCGGAAGAGGCGGCTGCTGAGACTATTCGAAAGGGATTTCAAGCGGTTCCGGGCTATGCGTGCTATCTCGGGTTTGCGACGCGGGAGGATGCCGTGGCGTTTGGCGCCCGGAAACAGCTGGTTGTGGATTAACGGGAGGATCGCCGGCATTCCACATGCTTTTGGATAAGCAACGGACAAAATCTGGATAATCTCTTCCACCTCAATAACGCCCTGGAGGGCATATGGCCGCGTTGTCAGAGGTATCAGCTCAAGAGGCGCTGCGGCGCTGGCCACGGTTGGTGGCCCATATGATTTGCCAGTCACTCGGGTATTTCAGTCCGGTGGCGGCCGCCGCTGCCGTGGCGGCGTATAAGCGGGACGAGCCTTACGCGTGCGAGTGGTACGGCTACAACAGCTACCGCCGAGGGGGTGGGGTATCTGATCCTGACCAGCTGCTGCAGGTTGGGCGGGAGGTAGTGCAAGCAGCTTTTCAACATCGTGGGCACCATACAGGACGTATGGCAGAATATCACCGGGCTAAGCAGCTGGTTGAGGAGGCAGGACGTAATCCCGCCGAAGCCTCGGCAGCACTGGCCAGTTGGTTTTGAGATTCATGGCAGCATCATTCAATTACGTGCGTGCGTGGCATACGCTGGCGCAGCCGGCTTACGCAAAGCTCAGTGAAGCCGTCCTGGCTATTTACCGGGATATTGCGGCGAGCAGCGAGACGTTCTCGGAACATGTCCCAAGCAGCGATCCCTTTGTGGAACGGTGCAACGCGATTCCGGAGCGGGAATTGGCGGTAGCCACGCGCGTGTTGTACTACTGGGGACACTGGGCCCATACCGGAGCGGCAACGGCCACGTATTGTGGAGAGCAGCAGCTGGTCGGGGACCTGGCCGCCGAGCAGGAGTTTGTGCAGGACACGGCGCTTGGCAGCCCGGCTTGTGCAGTTGTAGCCAAGGCCTGGGTGGCGGAGCAGCCGGCGCCGGCGGATTGGCGGGTAACTACCGTGCGTGCGGGGGCCCCAGATTCCGACGGAGGAGCCTATTGGAAATTTCAGCGCGTTGCTGAGGCGAGCCTGCGGCTCCGTGTACAAAGTTCCTGGCGGATAGATACAGGCCAGTGCCGCATAGCGGATACCTGCGTATGCTGGGCAGACGCAGCAAGCATAGCCAAGTACATAGCGTTGCGGGCAACGCTCACACCTGAGGAGGCCCGGGCGCAATATGTCGCGGAGGATCCGGACGGGCAGTGGTTCTACGCGGCAGATGATTTTATGGACCACGAGCCCGGTACAGCCTATGGCTGGGGGGAGCTGCCGAAGTTGTTGCAACCCGTCGTGGCGGAGCACTTCGCGGTGCTTGATGTTCGCGGAGTTAATCACAGGCCGCACCCGTTCATGATCGGCAACAAGCATTTTCAGAAGGATTCCATATATTTGGATCCGCGGTCCGCACCGTGTGCAATGCGAGGCTGTGGCAAGTCGTATGACTCGCATACGTATGACACGGTGTGCGTGCTGCAGTGCAAGCACAACGTGGCTCGGACGGAGGCAGCGCGCGTGCTGGCACCACTGGGCCCGTTGCTTACGGAGCACAAAATTGATGGGCTGGTATTTATGGCCCATCCCAAGGGTTACGTCATCGAGGCAGCTATTGAGGACGAGTAATGGTACGGCAGCAGCGCGCGATCGAATTGAATAACGCACCGCTGACGGAAGCCGCGGCGCCGCTCGCCATACTAGTGACACGAGACCCATTCTTGGACCTCTATGCTATCACACTGCGACTGGGGGGATTCCAGCTGGCAGTGCACACAGACGCCGCGTGGCGTACGCGACGGACAGCGGAAACCGCTGCCCGTCGGCTGCTGCGGGAGTTAGGTTACAACGGAGATGTGCAATGGGAGTATGGCGATGCGCTTGTATAACCTCACATACGGCGATATCCCACGCGGCTATGGCTGGCAGGCACAGCGGGCGGCCGTGCTTTATCCGCTGATGGGGATAGGGCATAGTGACGAGCAGGTGCTGGACAAGGTCATGGCGGTGCAGCGTCGCTGGCGGTCGTGCGCGGTGGGTATGGTCGGGCTGGGTTGGCGGCCGCGGGGACGTTTGCGGAATATTGTTAGGATTTGCAACTGTATGCCTGCGTTCGTGTTGGTGACGCCCCGGGCATGGACGTGCGATCAGATATCACTTTGTCCGTTTTGTTACGCCCGGCGGGTAACTGCGGTTTGGCAACAAATCGATGCGGCGTATCACAGGACTACGCGGGTGCGCGTTACTAATACGAGCTCGAGGCAGTCTCGGGCCGTCATGTGGCTTCCGGAGGAGGATGTGGCGGCAAAGCAGTCACCATACTGCCTGGTTGAGCGGGTATTTTCGCAATACGTGCGGTTATCACCTGCGGATCTTGACCCGGCTCCGTTGCGTCGCCTACTCCAAACCGTCGCACGGGATCGCGGAAGACGCATGCGAAAAATTCAGGCATTAGGCGCGTTTGCGATGACGACGGTGTCGCCGGCCAAAACCGATATCTGGCAAATCCGGCAGCGAGAGCTGTATAAGGTCAAGGCGGAGTACGATTTTGCCGGGGTGTGTATGGCCGGCCCGGGCTGCCGGGTGCGGCGGCACGAGACCGTGTCAAGGAACGTGCTGCAGCAGGCCGTAGCGAGAACCTGCCGATATCCCGTGGAGCTACTACGCCAACCTCCGGCGCGTGTATTACAATTGCTACAGGCACAGCGGGGCGTGGCGGGTGACGAGCGTCCACCGCGGCTCGCGGCGTTCTACGGCACGTGGCGCACGTAACAATTAACCTTTCTTGGAGAATGGCCTTCATGGCAGAGAGCACTTTGGATCTATTGGCCGCGTTCCCGCGGCAAAAGGGCTGCGAGGCGTATGGGCAGGACGGCAGGCGGATTCAGCTGTTGTCCATGTACGTATGGCTGCGACAGTTTACGGAGAGGCTGACATTCGAGCTGTTTTTGGAGAAATTCACACCGCTCGCCGACTACGACGACATCAACCTGAAGCATCCCGACGCCGCGTTGCATGCTTGCTGCCCCCGGAGTAAGAAGCAGGCGGATACGTCGGGCGTGCCGCAGTGGACGGCGAAAGAATGCGTGGATATTCTGGCGCTATACGTGGACATGTGTCGGGAGGCAGATAAGCTGGGCATGGCCGTGCCGATCACGTTCGCAGAGTTCCTGCAGAGCGAGGGGCCGCTTTACAAGGCAGGGCAGACGGCGCCGTTGCCGGCGGCGGCTACGCGACAGAAGCGGACGAGGGCTGTAGCGGCGGCAGCAGCTTCGAAGGCGGATCCCGTGACGGGCCTGACGCCGACGGCAGCGGCAGAACGGCCGACGTCAGCCGGGCAGTGGATCATCTACGAGCCGGCTACAGAGGTCGGGCGGCAGATTCGTGGGACGACCGTGGCGGTGTACTCACAGGCCGTGGGCGAGGAGATTCGGCAATATGTGGACTTCGTTACCGAGGAGGGCGAGGTATACAACGCTGTGAATGCTGGTCACTGCACGGTACTGGAGGGTACGCCACCGCCGGCCGAAGAGCCACAGGTCGTGAAGCGGCTGCGGATACCGAAGGACGAGTATCCGCAGATCGTGGAGAGGTTGAAGCTGAACGCGCCGGTCGCGAATGTCGCGATCGGTGAAGTGCTGCACATGTTCTCGGTCACTTTCACGGAGCAGCAGCTGGTAGCGGATATCACCGTGGTGAACCAGGAAGCACATCCTGTGGTTATTGCGGAGCTGGCGAACGCCCAGAACGACGTGATTGCGGACCTGCCGCCGCGACGGAACATACTGGGTGATTACCGATTCAATACGCCGCAGGGAGTACTGATTGTACGTGCGGTGACAGCGGCGACTGATCCGGCGGCAGGGCCGGCAGCCTGAGTTTTTGACGCAGGAGGGTGTCTAGTGGAACGCGCGGTACTGGTGATTGGCGACGTGATTGTTGACTACTGGATTGACGGCAAGATGACGCGTATCTCGCCGGAGGCCCCTACCCCCGTGGTGCTGCAAGAGCGGCAGACGCGCGTCCCCGGGGGTGCTGCCAACGTGGCTGCAAACCTGGCGTCGTTGGGGGTGCCGACGTTATTGTGCGGCGCAGTGGGCGCTGATGAGGATGCGAGCTGGCTGCGATCGCAATCACAGGCCGCTGGTATCGCATGTCAGTTGCTGGATTGGAGCGGGCCGACAATCCGTAAGACGCGAGTTGCGTGCGGGGGCCAGCAGGTGCTGCGTATCGATATTGAGGATACGGCAGCGACGATGCTATACCCGCAGGCCATGGTGCAGGCCGTTGACATGGCTTTGCACGCGAATCTCGTGTGCGGGCTGGTGGTAGCCGATTACGCCAAAGGCGTCGTGACCGAAGAGTTGGCCAGGCACTTGGTGGAGCGGGCTGCCCAATACGGCATTCCGATTTTCGTGGATACGAAGCCGGCACATGTCGGCTGGTTCTGCGGCGCCACGATGCTGAAGCCGAATCTGGCGGAGGCAATCCAGATGTGCGAGGGGGAAGTTCACCCTGGCCTGTACCAGGGGTCTCCGGTGTCGCGGGCTGTCACGGCTGCCAAATGCCTGCAAGCCCGCGGGTTCGGTGCCGTGCTGGTCACGTGTGGCTCGCAGGGCGCTATCTACTGGGATGGGCAGATACTTGAGCAGGCGGCGGCCCCGGCACAGGAGATCTATGATGTCACGGGCGCTGGCGATACGCTTCTGGCCAGCTTTGTGGCTGCACGTATGGCCGGTAACCCACCCGCTACGGCCTTGTGGCGGGGTGTTGTAGGCGGCAGCGAGGTCGTGAAGCACCGGTACACGGTGTCCTTGACGGCAGCGGCGCTGGATGCGGCGTGCATGCGTGAAGCGGGTCCGACAGGGAAGATTCGGACTCGTGGCGAGACGATGGCGTACGTCTTGCAGCAAAAGCGCGAAGGCAAGCGGATCGTGCTTACGAACGGTTGCTATCGTTACTTACACCAGGGCCATTTAGCCATATTCGAATGGGCGCGTGCCCGTGGCGATGTGCTGGTGGTTGGCGTCAACAGCGACGCGTCTATTCGCAAGTTGCGTGGGGAAGCGGCGCAGTTCGCGCCAGAGGAGCTGAGAAGTCGGCATATCGCACAACAACCGTCAGTCGACGTGGTGGTCCTGTTCGACGAGACTAACGTGAGTCATTTGGTTCGGGACCTGCGACCGGATGTTCTTGTAAAGGGCGATGAGTATACACCCGCTACTGTTGTAGGGGCCGACTTCGTGGCCGGGTACGGCGGTGAGGTGTTATGTGCACCCATGTTGCCGGGTCTCAGCGCCACGAAGCTGCTCTCGGGTGAGGCAACCTGATGGCCACGGCCATTTTCACGATTGCGGACGACGAACAGTTTGTGACGCGGTGGTGCCAGTATCATGCCCAAGCCTTCGATGCTGGCTACGTACTATGGCATGTGCCCCCGGACGGGGGTGATAAACCGTTGCCGGATATGGGTGATTCCGAGTTTGATCTGGTCCCCGTGTACCAGCGATATACGTTTGATGCCACCTGGCTCGTGCAGACTGTGCAGGCCTTTCAGGTATTTCTGCTGCAATCCTTCGGCCTGGTGGCGTTTACCTCTGTGGATTCGTTTCTGGTCCCCAGGGCGGGCACGTTGAAGCGTTACTTGCAAGCACTGGTGGCGAGCCGTATTTGGGCAATCAGAGCCACAGGGTACGAGATTTGTCACTACCAGGGGCGGGAGCCAGCATTGGATTGGCAAGCACCGCTGCTATTGCCGCAGCGGCAATATTGGGTGCCGGCCTCACAGCAGAGTCGCCCGGTTATGGCAAAGAACCCGCTGTATTGGACAGAGGGTTTTACAGATGCTGTCAATATGCCGGCAATTACAGACCCCGGCCTGCTGCTGTTGCACACGCACAGGATAGATTTTGATGCTTGTTTGAGGCGACATCGCCGGCTGTGTGCGTGCGAGTGGCCAGCGGACCCGGCATTTTCAGCACCTTATCGGGCAAATCGGATTACGGATCAGGAGCAGCTGTGGCGATGGCTGCTTAGCAACCCGAATAACGTATCGGAATATGCGTCTTTGCAGTATATTCCTGAGGAGGTGAAGGTCTTTTGAACGTACGGACGTTGTTTGTGTTCGCTACAGGCAGAGACGCCATGTTAGCCGCGGACCATGTCAGAGCGATTCAATGGGCTTGCCAGGGGTCCCATTTCACGATCGTGATGGACTGCGGGCAGGGGTTGGACACGCTGCCGGGTGTTGAGGCGGGATTTACCGTGGTGCGGGCCGAGGTGCCCGGTGCAGCGGCTGGTTTCGTGTGCGGGGCCGGGCTGCGATGGGCTGTCGATCAAGGGTATGTGGCCGAGCAGGTGATTATGCTGGCAGACACATGCCTGCCAATCGGGCAGGGATTGGATACTTGGGCGGCGGCGACACTCAAGTCGCAGAAGATTGGGTTGCTCGGCGTCATAGACCGGCTGAATTTCGAGCCAAGCTATGCACGTTGCCGGCCGCAGCTCGCGGCATGGCGGTTACCCTATACGCTGTTCGCTCCTGCCGACGAGACAGTCCACGAAGCGATTCTTGTCGCGCCATGGCTCACGATCACGGAGCTGTATCGATACAACCTGCTGGCACCCACAGACTGCGAGTATTGGCCGCTTACGTATGGCGCGTACATCTCCTGGGCTGTGCAGATGCTGGGATATTATCTGGTCGGCTGGGGCCGTATGACTCGCCCGTTGCCGCCGTTGTTTGTGGCGAACGCCACCCAACCGCGGTGCCTGCCGGCGCCGCATATCCTATCCGACCGCTTTTTGGCGTTTGCCGACGTACGGCAAGTCGGAGGATACTCAGAGGCCGCAATTCGGGCTGTGTATCAGCAGCGACGGGGTGAGGCTGTGGAGATTCCGCAACATGGGCCTGTGGTGCTACCACCGCAGCTCGAGTATTAGGTGCTTGGGACGGGAATGGTTAAACGAACGTATGTATGTCGCATGGAAAGGGGGTACAGATGGCTACATTTTCTGACCAGGTGCGTGCGGCGGTGTATCGTGAGCATGACGTGGTCCAGTTGGCAGGGCAACTGGTGCGTGGCCTTACGGACGGGGATGCGCTGGCAGCAGTGAGGTTGGCACACTCGCTGCGGGGTGCTTGGGAGACCTTTATCACCTCCTTGGCGGAGGTGGCAGAACGGCGGCGGTTGCCGCAGCGGGCGCCGTTACTTACGCCGTGTGCATTGTGTGGGCATGACACGTGTATGGCACCGTATACAGTCGTCGAGATGTCGCAGATATCATCACTTCAGCTATGAGGAGGCCGCGTGGCCGCATTCAAGCCGGCATTTGCGTTTGTGGCGGACGTGCATTTGCGTCCGCGTACATGGGTTCGGTACCCCGAGATTCGCGGGGATGCGTTTCGGAGCCTGCAGCAAGTCTGCAGCTATTGTCGGGTTAGTCAGTTACCGCTTGTGCTAGGTGGGGACGTTTTTGATTCGCGACGGCCAGATAGTGAGTCCGTACGGGTATTCAATGACGCCGTAGCCACGTGCCGTCAGCCGGTCTATTTTGTGCAGGGCAATCATGACAACGTGTCGGTGCCCTGGCCCGCTGTGACAGACGCGGCTACGTCGATCCATTCGAAGGTCATAACGCTTGGCGACATTCGCGTGTATGGGCTGGATTGGCAACCCCGCGGATCACTGGCAACAGCCTTGGAGAGTATTCCGGAGGGTATCGATGTCGTTGTAGCCCACCAGGCTTGGGAAGAGCTGCAGGGCATTGGGAGCGTGGATGGTAGCGTCAGCGACGTGCATGCCGACGTGCTGTTGACCGGCGACTATCACAAGCAGCTGGAGCTTACTGCAGTGCGGCGAGATACCGGTACGCCAATCCGGGTGCTGTCGCCGGGCTCCACGCATCTGTGCCGGCTCGGAGAGGACCCTCGCAAGTACCTGTTTGTCGTGGGTCGGCAAGGAACCGAGGTGCAGTGGCAGAAAGTGCCATTAGAAACTCGGGAGTATTCCCGAATCCGCGTAGAGAGCGCGGAGGCGCTGGAGCAGCTCAAGGACGCAGTAGCGGCGTATCCGCCCTACGAGAACCCAGACGCACGGCCGGTTATCCAGCTTCGTTATGAGGCTTCGTTGCCCGGCGTTGTAGACTACGTGCAAACAGTGCCGCTACAGGCACACTGGCTGCTGGACGCATACTATGCCGCCGTGGAGGTTGAAATTGCGGTAGACCCGGCCATGGATGGTTTTGATTCACTATGCGGTGCGGTGTCGCAGATGCCGCTGGATGCTCGGACACAGGACATTGTACAGCGGTTGTTACAGACACCGACGGGGCAGCTGGCGGAAACCCTGCAGGACCTGTACACCACGTTTATGGCGGAATGACATGATCATTGAGACGCTGGAGTTGCAGAATTTTTGCCAGCATGCACAGCGCACGCTGGTATTTCGACCGGGGGTTACGGCCATTATCGGGCCCAACGGGGCAGGGAAGTCAAATATTATCGGCGCGATTCGATATTCGCTGACCGGAGAGCATCCCAATGCGGGCGGGAAGGATGCCAACATACGGCAAGGTATGGATCCGACGGAGCGATCCCGGGTTACGCTCACATTTCAACACGCCGCTGTGCGTGTGGTGGTGCGGCGGCAACTGAAGCCAGCGGCGAAGACTACGGTTACTGTGGATGGTACGGTTGTGGCTCGTGGCGACACGCAGGCCAACGCATATATCGCAGCGCTGTTGGAGGCAGATGCAAGACTGCTTAACGACGTGGTTATTGTGAACCAGGACGACCTCTTTGGCTTTCTGGCGCAGCTGCCGGCAAAGCGAGCGGCGGCGTTTGCAAGACTGTTCCGGGTGGATCAGGCGGAGCATATATGGCAGGCCGTAGGCGACTGCATGCGTACCTTGCCGGAGACACCCGCAGCCGGCGTCGCAGACAGCACGGCACTGGTGGAGGAGCTGACAAAGCTGGCAGCCACAGAAGAGGATCTGATGCGGCAGCTTGCTGGGCGGGACTCTGCGGCGCTACTCACCCAGTGGCAGCAGTACTCGTTGTTACTGTCGCAGTACCAGGCGGCTATGAGGCATGCTCAGGAGCTGCAGACAAACACGGCAGAGCTTGGAGAGCTGTCTGTTGCCGGCCACGCCATGGACGAGGCAGTAACGCAAGCGCAGGACACAGTTGCGAAGGCCCAGGCACGTATGGAGGCCAGTCGCCCGGCGGCGGTGGTGGCACAGCGGCTGCCGGAAGAGCGGCGGCAAGCTATGACGGTGATGCAGCGGCGACAAACACTGCAACAGGCTCGCGAGGCTGCGCAACGTGACGTGGCCCTAGCGCAGGAACCCATTCCGCGACCGGAGGCATTCTCCGAGGATACTGAGGGGCTGGAAGATGCCGTTTCAGAGGCGAGTGCTCGTTATTTGCAGGCGTCTCGGTTTGTGACGGCGTGTGACCCGGCGACGGGTATTGTAGCTTGCCCGACGTGTGGCAGGAGCACGGAGACGTTGACGGATCAGATCGCTGCAACCAGGGCGCAATTGCCGGCCTTGCAGCAGGCGGTGGCAACATGCCGGGACAGATGCCGGGCGGTGGCCGCGTATGAAGATGCGGTGCAGGCGCAGCAGCACCGTGTGGCATCGCTCATGCAGTCTATTGCATCACTGGATGCGCAGTTGGCACAAGTGATCGTACCCGACGTTGACATGACGACGCCGGATAGCGTGTTGCAGCAGGCTGTTGCCCAGTATCAAGCGGATATGCAGGCGCTGGTGTCGCACCAGGATACCTTGCGGCAGCTAGAGATGTCGCGGTCGGTCTTAATCGGCCGATACCAAGCCGCGCAGCAGGCAGTGCAGCGGTTGCAACAGGCAGCCCCACCAGCGGTGTCGGCTGAAATGGCAGAGACAGCAGCAGCGGAGGCACCGCGATTGCAGGAGGCCGCCGTTGTGGTGCAGGGTTTGGAACAGAAGTTGCACAGCGTACGGGAAACGCGGCGGCTTTACGAAGGGCAGTTACGAGAGGCCGTGGCGGCCTCACAGCGTGCTGCAAAGCAGGTTGCCTGGCGGCAGCAGTTGCAGCAGGTACGGGATGTGTTGCACAGAGACGCTGCGCCCAAGGGCGTTATGCAGCGGAATCTGTCGCGAGTGCAGACCACAATCAACGAGAAGTTGGCGATTTTCGATACGACCTACCGTGTGACGGCAGATCCTGTGGATTTGTCGTTTATTGCGGCATTTCCAGACGGGCATACGCAGCCGGCGGAACGGCTGTCGATAGGCCAGAAGGTCCTGCTGGCATTAAGCTTTCGGTTGGCGATGAGCGAGCTGCATGCCCAGCTCGGTTTTCTGGTGCTTGACGAGCCGACTGCGTTTCTGGATGAACATCATATAGCCGGTTTCGCGCCCGTGTTGTTACAATTGCGGGAAGTCGCGGCAGCACGTGGGCTGCAGTGCCTCATGGTTACCCATGAGCAGCAATTGGCACCACTATTTGACGACGTAATCCAGCTCTGATGGCAAAAGCATCTTTAGATGAGCGGCTTTTCGCACGGGACTCACAAGCGGCGAAAGTGCATATCGGCCCGGACGGGGCGGTATGGCTGGCGGACTGTGCGTATACGCCGGTCCGCCTAGTGATATCCCTTGTGGATTTTGCGGAGCGGTTGCGGCGACGCCCGCAGCCGCTTGTGCGGATGTTGGGGACGGCGGCCAATGCGGACGCTATCCTGCTACTGGACACGGCCTGTCGGCTTTGTGGCGGCAAGTTGGAACTGGCGAGCCCGGCGATATGCTGGGAGGCGGCAGAGCTTCGCAGGCCGGAGGTTGCGCTGTATCGTATGCGGCAGGTTTCTCTGCCGGGTAGTCTCGGGGGGTGGCATGAGTGCTCCGCAGTGGATCTTGCTACTTACGGGTTACTGTCATTCTCCCAGCAACAATGCGGAGGCGTTGCGGCCTGCCGTGCCGTACAAGTGCATCCGGTTTGGTCGTACATAGGCTTTATCCCGCATTTGGCGCCGGCACCGCTGGCAGCATTGCTTTGTGAGATTATCGACCCTCGCTGGCACCTGGATGTGGCACATCCGGATCGCGCCGGGCGATTGCGTATGTTCTTGGGGCTTACACCTGAGATTCAATCGCAGTTGTCGCGAGGCGTGGCGCCCAGCAGCCCGCGAATGCGGCGCTGTCAGTTGGTAATGAGGACGTGGAAAACATCCGTGGAGGTGCCGGCAGATCCTGCGGCACCGGGGTATTTCCTGTGGCGGATTCGGCAGAAGGCGGGTGGCGGCGCTGCGGGCGATTTGCGGGCGTCCCAAAAGTTCGTGCTCTTTTTACATTACGCGTGGCTCGCGGCCATCCAGGGGGCCGGGATCGCAGGTTCGTTATTTTTGCCGGAGGGCCTGCTCAAGACGGAGGCGGAGTTGGCATATTATGAGCAGTTTCGACAGCAGCACGGCGGGTAGCGGCTGTCTTCTGGTATCGGTTTGGCGAAGGCGCGAGGCCTGCCTGCCCCGGACGGGTGGGCAGGCCAATTTTCACCACGGTGGGAGTGGCCACTACATGTTGTGGTCACGGCTGTTGTACATACTAGTCACACCCCAAAATGCCGGCAGGTGGCGACATTGCTGCAACCGTCGCCAAAGCGCGTTTGACGCAACGGACGGCGGCCGTTACGATGACGATCGCGTCGCAACGCCACAACCAGCAGCAGCTAAGGGCTTCGCATGCACGTGCTGATTCGACGGTGGCGAAACCTCATTGATGTCGGAGTGCTTACGGCTACCAGTATCGAGCCGTTGCCGTTCTGGCTGATTGAGTTTTTAGCCCCATTGCTCACCTACACGTATCTGGAAAGCCAGATTGGCACACCAGAGGCCTACGACAGGCACACCGGGCACTATCAACCGGTGATAGCTGAGCAGCGGCGGCTTTATCGTCTGGAACCATTGGTGGCGGCGGGCCACGAGATGGTGGAGCCCACAGAAGGCCGGCTTGTAACAGGCCCCGGGTTCCTTGCGGCTATTATGCAGCGGCTGCAGGTGGCAGGCTGCCAGGTGCAGTATCAGGATTTGAGGCCGCTGCGGCCCCGGCCGGACTGCTATCAAACGGATTGGGACAATGTCCGGCAGCATTTTACATTCCGCGCCAAGCAGGAGGCGTGTTTGGAGGCCATGGCGGCTTCGGACGGCGGGATCCTCGCGGCAGCTATGGGCTTTGGGAAGACACGATTGTTTGAGGCGGTCTGCTGGCTCTACCCGCAGGCTAAGGTTGCGATCGTTGTCAAGTCCCGTGATATCGCCGCCAAGATTGCGGGGCGGCTCACGCAGCACTTTCCGAACGTGGGGCTGATTACGGGGCAGACGAAACGGGTCGGTGATCGCATCACGGTGTATACGGCGGGGTGCCTGGCGCATTGTGACGGGGACTTTGATCTGCTGCTGTGCGATGAGGTGCACCAGCTTATGTCGCCGCACTATTCGGAGCTGCTGGGACGGGTGTTTCAGGACACCAGGAATTTCGGGTTCACAGCCACACCCACGGGTCGTTTTGACGGGGCCAACGCCAAGCTGGAGATGTTTTTCGGACCGCAACTGTTCCAATTGAGCTACGCGGATGCTGTTAAACACCAGCTCGTTGTGCCAATTCATGTGCGGTGGTTGCCAATCCCGTTGGAGCAGGATCCGGGTTGTAATAGGCAGGGCGTCGCACTGGATCGCTGGGGGCTGTGGCGAAATCAGCAGCGAAACTGGCTGATCGCCAAAGATATCAGAGAGCACTGCAGCGACGAGGACCAGATTCTGTGTAGCGTGGCAACGGTGGATCATGCGATTCACCTGTGGCAATATCTGCCAGATTTCACGTTATGCTATTCCAACACTGAGGCTGATAACTTCGAGACCTGGGTGCGTACTAAGCTGATCCCGCCCACTTTCGAGCCCATTACGGCGAAGCGACGCGATCAGATGCGGGTTGCCTTCGAGGAGGGGCGACTACGTCGCGTGATTGCTACCGACGTCTGGTCAACGGGCGTGGATTTTGAGCAACTGGCGGTGCTATATCGCTGTGATGGCCGGGCATCGGAAATCTTGAATGCGCAGTGGCCAGGCCGTGTCAGCCGTTTGCACACGGGTAAGGAGTGCGGAGTGGTCGTGGATTGCTACGACATATTCAACAGCACGCTGAAGCGGCGATCGTTAGCGCGCAAAGCGAATTATGCCAGGCAGGGCTGGACGCAAGATTGGCCTTCTGGGCGGAGGTTACTCGATGCAGTATAGGCGCGTGTTGGACGTCGGCGATGAAAACGACGCCTCTGTGGCGGTTATGCGGAATGCTGCAGCCGCCGATAACTTTGCGCAACAACTGCGGAAACTGTACTGCATTTTCAGGGCGGAGGTGACAGGGGAGCGTGACTGGGGGATGCAGCCTATTCCGATGTACGACGGCGGTACAAACCCGTGGGGGCGTACGTTTCAACCGGTCTGGCCGAAGATCGCACGGCACATTGTGGAACTAGGCGTGGACCCTGTCGAGTACATGCGGGCCCAGTTTATGGAAGCCCGCGTGGCGAGCTGTGTTCCGCTGCCCACGCAGTTCTATAGCAAAGCAGCCACGGAGCGGTATCGGCGCGTGCGCCGAAATGCGCAGGTCTGGTTACAGAGCGTGAAAGAATTCGAGTTTGCGTCGATTCGTACGGAGTGTGCGATCTTGCAGCGCATGGGGCGGGACGGTGCAAAAGGCTTGGAGATGTCACTGATGAATACGGCGGCGGTGCAAGCGTCACCGCTGATGCGGTACTGCGTGGCTGCCGCTCATAGCATGCCGGCCCCGCAAGTCTATTGGCGAGCAAGTGCATTGCGGCAGTACGCGTTTCGTGCGGACGATTATGATGCGGTGTGGGGTGATATTATCCCCACGGAGCTTAGAGCCGCTGGCAGGTCATTGCGGCAGCAGTTATTGGGATAAGGAGCGTGCGTATGCGACGAGAGCCACAAATGGAAACGGCCGCGACGACGATGCTGGCCCAGCGAAGCCAGCCAGTGGTGCCGGGTATATCCGATGTGAAGCTCGACGTGATCATGATCGGCATGCTGCGATCAGTCACGTTCTTTGACGAGGCAAAACGATTTGTGCACGTAAGCCATTTCATCCCAGGCACGGAGGCCCATTACATTCTCTTGTACAATCTGCTCTGCAGGTTGCGCATGCAATATTCGAGATTCCATCACACCCTGCTGGAGGCCGAAGTGCTTGTCGCGAACCATCAGGATCCGCAAGTCATGTCGGATGCCCAGTGGTGGCGGTTGCTGGATCGTGGGCCTGGCGGGCTGCTGTACTGTGCGTACACGCTACCGGTGGATAATGTGGATTTGGAGCAGTGCCAGCGGTATCTGCGTGAGTTCCTGTACGAGCGCGGGGTAGCGAATCCGTTGCGGGCTGTCATGGCCACAGCGACGCAACATGCGTATCCTGCCAATCTGTCACAGTTTCTGGACTCGGTGCAGGCGGCACGACTGCAGGTCGAGAATGTCGGACGGTCACCGATTGTGGAGACCATGCCGGATCCGGATACAATGACTGAGCCTGCGATGGTCTTTCGGCCTACGGGTTGCAGCTTTGTGGATCAGCCTTTTGGCGGGCAGCGGGTGGGGGATGCCAATGGTATTCTGGGAGTCATCGGCTCCGGCAAATCCACGATGGCGGCGCATATGGGCGTCTGTATGGCACGGTCAGAGGTTGCCGCGGCGGCAGCGGAGGGGCGGCAGATCCGACCCACGGTTATTCTCACGTATGAGGAGTCTGCCAAGAAAATGCTTCCGCGTGTTTGGTCGGCGGCGGCGCAGATCGATCGGAAGAAGCTGGAAAAAATGGTTAACGCCCGCCGAGAGCTGACATCAGCAGCGCAGAACAACCTAGCAGATTATGAGCAGTCGCTAGCGGGGCAGGGGTCGGAGCGAGAGGGCGAGTATGAGCGATGGGTCAAGGCACGGAGCTGGCTGAACGAGTCGTTGTTCGTGATGGATATGTCCGGTTCCGAGATTAGCCCAGGGGCTGGTGGCGGTTATGTTCCTGAGATGGTGACGGCGCTGGAGCAGCTCAACGTACATCGTGGCGGTGTGGGTTTTCAGGCTGTACTGATCGATCATGCCGGGCCGGTATGTGAACGCTATATGCATGCCAAGAACATGGAGCAGTCACAGCTTCGGACCTTGCTGAAGCAGGTTGGGGAGGATACACGACGTTGCATCGCGGAACGTTTTCAATGCACGGTCTGGCTGATGCACCAGATCGCAGCAGCTAACGGGACTAAGCAATCTACAGCGAAGCTGCACCATACGATGGCAGCGGAGTCGCGGGCGTTCGCCGAATACCTGGCGTTATGCGGGTGTATAGGTGTTCCAGACCCGCAAAGCGGATGCCGGTTGTTGCACTGGTCCAAGACCCGTTACGCCCGTGTGGATGAGGTAACGCCCGTTACGCTGCGTATCAACGACATGTTTGCTCAGATGGATGACGTTACAGAGCTCTACCGCGCAGACACGACTGCGAATGCGTTTGTGTCACCGTCTGAATATGGTGCCGTACACGGGGATACCGGAGTGGGCCCACGAGGACGGGGTAGCAGCCGTGTTGCGGTAGCGGACGCGGCTACAATCAACTTGTCACGGTAGTTTCCTGGTGTAAAATGCCCCTTCCGTTTCAACCCGTTTACGCGGGGACTGCGCTGTCGCAGCCTCCAATCTGTAGCACCCTCTACCGCTACTTACACAAGGTTCCTAATAACGGCGGTGTGCTCGTTGCCAACCAAGGCGAGCACATGACCGGTAATTTGGCATTCGACCCGGGATTCCGCAGACAGCGATGGACCATTGCCAACTGGGGCGAGGCCTATCGGATCAACTGCCCCTTCTGCAACGACACGCGGCATCGCTTGTGGGTTAACCATCGCTACGGGCAGCCCGACCCGGCCAACCTGGCGTGGCCGTCGGACGGCTTGGTAATTTGCTTCAACGAGGACTGCCTGAAGGACCTGGACAACCGCAAGCAGCTTTTCGAGTGGATTTTCGAGCTGCCTAATATGCGGGAGCATGTCGCCCCGGTGTTGGATATGTCCGGCGTGACGGCGGCGGGGCCTCGGTTGCAACCCTGCCAGTGGCCCGGCCAGATGGAGGCGCTGCCTGATTTCTGCCTGACATACCTGGCACAAAGGGGTTTCCGGGGGGACACGGTGTCCCTCTTCGGGTTGCGGTACTGTGTCGGCTCCCAGGAGTTTCCCAGCGCTGTGGGGCGCATTATTGTCCCGATCTATCACAATCGGCAGATGGTGGGTTGGCAGGGCCGGACACCCGGCGAGCCGACCAGCCGGCATATGCCGAAGTATTACACGATGCCGCACTTCCCGAAGCGGGCAGTGCTGTACAACCTGGACAACGCCCGGGGACGGTCTTTCTGTGTGGTCTTTGAGGGCGTTACAGACGTTTGGCGGCTGCCCGGGTACGGAGTGGCCCTCCTGGGTAAGACGATATCTGTCGAGCAGCAGAACCTGCTACGGGCGGCGTTCTCGGAGAACCAACCCATTATTCTGTGTCTGGACCCGGAAACCTGGGACAATTCTGCCTTGAAGATTCATGAGATGATCCGAGGCTGGCCGAATCCGATCGTGCGGGTGCGGCTGCCTGACGGCTTTGACCCTGCGGATCTGGAACATGACACGTTGTTGAATACGGTCGTGACGCAGGCGCAAGCAGCGGGCATCCGTCTGCATGTGGGTCGTTGAGGCTAGTGGAAGGAGTTTCTAATGGCACATTCAGATGGGACCGCGACAAAACAGCGTCGCGTGCGGATATTGCCGGACCCTGACCCGAGCCACCCTCGGACGGAGTACGATAACGTAGGGCTGCTAGCCTGCTGGCACAAGCGGTATAAGCTGGGGGATGTACAGCCGGCAGGGTCCAGTGAGGCTTGGCTGAGTGGGCTGGCCACGGAAGCCTGTCCGCGGCTGAGGGACCTGTTGGAATATTGGGAGCAGGACGGGGAGGATTGGCTGATTGACCAGTGCGGGCATACGATTCCTGCCGCGGAGGAGGCGGCGCTGCAGCATCGCCGTGCGCTGATAACGCACGTACTGCAGCAGTGGTATGTCATTCTGCCCGTGTACATGTACGATCACAGCGGGCTCGTGCTGCAAACGGCACCCTTCAGCGATCCGTGGGATAGCGGCCAGGTGGGCTATATCGCATGCTCATTGAGCAAAGCCAGGGAGACGTACATGCTGCCTACGGCAGACTGGGACACACGGCTCACCGGAGAGCCGTTGCGCCTGCGGGAACGGGTAACGAAGACTCTGCAGGCCGAGGTAGAGGTATATTCGCAATATCTGGGCGGCGACGTGTGGTACTATGTCTGCGAGGAATACGAGCAGTGCGAGGCTTGCGATCGTGGTGAGTGGCAGACTGTGGACAGCTGCGGTGGTTTTTATGGAAGCGATCCGCACGCGAACGGAATGTGGGATGCTGTGGCGGAGGAATGGCGAGAGGCGTTACTGGCAGCAGCCGGAGTAGGTACATCGTGAACCGTTGTGAGATGTTTCAGCAAATCCTGCGAGGACAGGCGTCAGCCGAGGCGATTGCGGAATTTCCGTTTTATCCGCTGACGAGCGTCGGGATGCCTGTACCAGGTCCGAACTTTGTGGCAGCGGCAGCTGCTATGGATCAGGTGCATGCTCCCGTGACTGTGGAGGGGACAGGCCGCGGTAAGCGGGTAGCGGCTGTGAGTGACGCACTCACCTACCTGTACTGGCGAGCCCTTTATGACGAATTGTTTCAGCTGTCCATTCCGGTTCGCGGTGAGCCGAAGCCGGCACAATTCGTGCCCGGGCATATGTGCGGCGGCGGCGTGGCCGATTTTGCAGGTGGACCGCAGCCATGTCGGGTAATGGTCATCGGGAAGCATCCGGGGGCCGAGGAAATTATCACCCGGCGTAACTTTTGCGGAGCCTCCTCGGAGGAATTGTGGGCGGCACTGTCGGAGCTGGAGGCGCCACAAGCGACACTCCATGATTGGTATCTGACGAACCTGGTAAAGTTTCCGCAGCTGGATGATCAATCGGACTCGTTGCCGAAGGGCTGGATTAGCGATTGCATGCCCCTGCTGCAGGAAGAGTTGCGGCTGGGACGGCCCGAGTATGTGTTGTGCTTAGGCAGCCATGCTTCGAAAGCGCTGTTGGGTACATGGGCGGCTGTAACGAATATGACGGGGCGGGTGGAGACACTGCGGATCCCGGTTGCGCAGGCCGAAGATGGCACGCTGCAGTATCACGAGATGAAGGTCATGGCGGCACTGCACCCGGCTGCAGTATTTCGCCGACCGGAGCTTTTCGAGCCCTTCAAAGCACAATTATCGTTGTTTCTGCAGCTGGTTCGTGGCGTGGACATCGGCGGTGTGGAGGGCAATGTCACGCACCGCATAACATACAGCGAACGGACTTTGCGGCAGTACGTAGACGCCGTGCGGGCAGATCCCTCGCGGCGGATTATCGCAGTCGACTGCGAATGGCATGGCCGCTCCCCGCATGAGCCAGGGGCGTATCTGCGAACCGTACAGGTTAGCACGCAGGACCACGAAGGGCTCTGCATTGTCTTGCGTCGCCAGGGCGGAACGCCGGCGTTTGTGCCCTCGATCGAGCATGCTCTGGTGCAGCTCCGGCGACTCTTGCTGTCGGACCCTGCAGCCGGGTACGTACCACGCGTTGGTGGGCATTTCTTTCGACGCGACTTACCGTGGCTCATGGCCAACGGGGTGGATTGCCGGGCTGAGTATGCAGCACCCGAGACGTGTGCGCAGATGCGTACTGAAGGCGGCTGGGATACGTCGTTGGCGTACCATGCAGCCAATGAGACAGCCTCGTATACCTTGAGTGATACAGCTGCAAGGCTAACGACGGCACCGCGGTACGACCAGGGCGTTGCGATTTGGAAGGAGGCATATTGCAAACACTACGGGCTGAAGGTTAAAGAGTTGGAGGGTTATGGGGCCTGCCCGGAGTGGGTGCTATTACCCTATGCAGCTTACGATCCGGACGTAACGAGACGCTGCATAATGCGGTGTCTCGAGCCGGACGGGCTGCTCGACAAGGATTGGTACGGCAACAACTCTTGGTATCCGTACTGGCTTGCGCATAGCGCTTCGTTGGCATTCCTCGAAATGGAGATCAACGGCATTCTGCTGGATCGTGAGCGTGTTGATAAGCTGGCACGGCAGTTCGCTAGTGCACACGCGGCCTTGTTGGACGCGTTTCGTCGCCGGATTTGCTGGCCTACATTCAACCCGGAGTCCAACCAGCAGTGCGCTGCCTTTCTGTTTGGAGGGCGGTTTGCGGTCAAGCGGAAAGGGACCGAGATGATCGCTATCCCGCCACTTGGCGCGGTCACGCTGGCTTTTGTACCGGTCAAGACGACGGGGCATCGGTCTAAGGAATGGGCACAGATCGCAAGACGTGGTGAGGAGCATATGTGGATGCCCTCTACAGACAAGGAGGTTCTAGGAATCCTCGGCCACGGAGATACTGAAGCCAACAAGCTGGCGATGCAGCTTCGCGATATCAAATTCATCGGACAGGTATTGAAATCCGTGCTACGACCGCCTACGCAGGAGGAGGGCGAGACGCTCGTAGACGACGAGGGCAACTGCGTGTACGGGCAGGGCCTGGTGTCCTACGCCCATTCGGATAACCGGCTGCATACGAGATTGAGCCAGCTCAAGGAGACCGGCCGTGCGTCGAGTGCCGCCCCTGCGCTTCAGAACATTAGCAATCGGCGAGAAGACGACTATGCGCGTATCCTGGGCGTGCGTGGTGAAGACGGGCAGTCGCAAGGGGCTTATTGCGACGTGCTACCAGCGGCCTACTACGATTATCCGATCCGTACAATTATGCGGGCGTCGCCCGGGCACGTGTTGATTGAGGCCGACTACAAGGGTGCGGAGCTGGCGGTGCTGGCATGGCTGTCGGGCGATGAGAATATGATCGACCACACATCGCGAGGCAACCTGCCAGAGTCCCACCCGGATTACTACGATATTCACAGCCGGATGGCTGTGGAGGCGTTCCATTTGACGTGCGAGCCAACGAAGACCGGGTTGAAGAGCATTGGTCGCAAGGGGCTTCGAGTTGCGGCGAAGAACGTCATATTCGGGCTCCCGTACGGCCGACAAGCCCCGGCTATTGCCCGCCAGTGCCGCGAGGAGGGCGTTGTCATTTCTGTGGAGGACACGCAGGGGCTGATTGATGCGTACTTCACGAAGTACTCCCGCGTAGGGGGGTTCATTCAGGCTTGCCAGCAGTGTGTTGAGGATCCGCAATGGTTGATGACGGCGTTCAAGCGGATTCGCCGTTTCTACGCCTCGTCTGATAGCTCCGTACTTGGAGAACAACAGCGACAGGCACAGAATTTTCCGATTCAGGGGACGGTTGCGGATGCTGTCAACCAGGCCCTGTGTAATCTATACTGCTATCGTATGCAGTCCGACGTCGTGTATCGCTTGCTGCTACAGATTCACGACGCTATTTTGGCGGAAGTCCCGATCGCGCATGCTCGGGCGTATGTTAACGAGGTGTTGCCGGAGTGCATGGTCCAGCGTGTGCCTATTTGGCCCCGGCGGCTGAATGGGGAGTTGATTCAAGGGCGGGGACCCTACTACTTCGGTATCGATGTCAAAGTGCAGCAGAATTGGGGCGAGCGAATTGCGCCTGCGCTCGCAGAACAACTAGGCCTTGTAGATCTTTGTTAGGAGTGACGGATGACGAAATATCGTTTTGGTACGCATGGCGAGAGTGCTGACGATGACCGTGGCGGGTACTATTTCCGGCCCGGCACCGTGTCTTCGTGGTCGGCGCCGTTCGATAAGGGGGAGTTGGTGTTTCGCCCGTTCCCGATGATTTCGACCACTGAGCCATCGGGCTGGGAGCCCTACCGCTGGTCGTCGCGGCATCCGGAAATGCCGTTGGAGTTTGGCGACTGGATCCGGGGTTACCCGGCCATGTGCAATGCGGGGTCTCCCTCGGTATCTTTCTTGTGTTGGGACCCGGCAAACCCGGCTGTGGAAGACAAGAAGTCCACGCCCGGTTACGTGCTGCATTCGGCGATTCGTACGGCCGTGTCTCGTGGACAGGATCGTCCGGGCTGGGCGGCCACGTTGGAAGGGCGGACAGGTCGCGGGGCGCTGTTGCCACGGCCGACCACGCTGTACTTCATCCAGGGGGCGCTCGTGCAGCACGGCACGCAGGCGTACACACCCCCGAAGGGGCTGGCGGCGGAAGATAAGCCGCTAGCGGTTGTCCTGAAGCGGTCGGCCGGCAAGGCACTGCTGGCGCAGCTGCAGCTGGAGGCGCCTGGTTATGCAGGGGATCCGGATGATTTCGAGCACCGTTACGTGAACGGTGATCCTGTCAGTTTGGCCACAGGCCGGTTTATCACCATTTACACGCTCGGCAAGGATCCGCGACAGGCCAGGCAGGCGTGGCAGATCGGCGGCCCGGCACAGAGCCAGGCGGCTGGTGACAGCAATGCGAAAGGATACGGCGCGTTTCTGTCGCCCGTGTTTGCCGGTAATCCCGCAAGCATGGCGGCGTGGGAGCCGTTCATCCGTACTAAGATTCGGCCGTGGGACCAGGTCCTCTTGATCCCGACGTTGGAAGAGCAGGCGGCCATGCTGGGAGACAAGTTCACACCCGAGATGATCATGTATGCGTGGGCAGACACACATCCGGAGTGGGTGCCGGCAGCGGTACGCAATCGGGCGTCAATGCCTCCGCATATGGTGCCAGGGACGTCGTTTGGGGCACCCGCAGCGTGGCAGCCCGCCGCCCCAATGGCGGCGGCGCCACAACCTTGGGTACAGCAGCAGGGGCCAGTTTCCGGGTACCTGCAGACAGCGGATCCGCCACAACAGTGGCAGCCGCAACAGGCTCAGCAGCCGTGGGTGCCCGCGCAGCCGCAGCAACCGCCACAGGTTCCACAAGTTCCGGTGCAGCAAGCATGGCAGCCTCCGCAGGCGCCAATGCAGCCGCCGCAACAACCCTTACAAGCTCCGGTGCAGCAAGCATGGCAGCCTCCGCAGGCGCCAATGCAGCCGCCGCAGCAGCAGTGGCAGCCGCAACAGCCTCCAATGCAGCCTGTGCAGAGCCCATCGCAACCGCAATGGCAGCCGCCACAGGTGCCCCAGGCCCCGGCACAGCAGCAGTGGCAGCCTCCTCAGGCTCCGACGCAACAGCCGCAGCAGCAGTGGCAGCCTCCGCAGGCTCCCGGCGCCGTGGTTGACAGCGCAGTGCCCACGGGCGGTATTCCCGCGACTGCTTTACCGCCGTCGACGCCCATGACTGTGAGTCCGCCCGAGGCGATTGCACCGGCGCCGACGCCGATGCCGCAGCTGCCCCAACAGGGCATGCTGTTTGACCCCGCGCAGCCCCCGCCGGCGTTTATGATGCCTCAGGCACCCCTGGGCGCCGTACCGCAGGGGTCTCCGACGTTACCTCCTGCGGCCGAGATGAATGCGGCGCAGGCCGCGCTATACAGAGCGCAGCAGGCACGGCGAACATCGTAATTGGCTATGACCGGTTAAATACAAGCGCTGGGATGTGCTTTTGAATCACGTAGAGCGGCTCGGACGTACCCGGAGCTGCTCTGCTGAGGATTACTATGGCAAAACGACACGAGAGTATATGGCAGACAGAGACGCGAGAACAAAGCCTGGACGGCATGTTCGGGGCAATGCGAGAAGAGGCCTGTAAACGGCTTCAACGCACGGATATCAGTGTCGGTGCCGAGGCTGAGCAGCTTCTGATTGGGCTGTACTTGCCGGCATTGTCGCTTCGATACCTGTTCCAGTCCACTGTGCTGCCGCTGGGCCGTGTATTGCAGATCACGGGCGAGGAGGGATCCTGCAAATCTGCGTTTGGGTACGAAATCATGCGTTGGCACTTTGTGAGTGGCGGCGGGGCCGTGCACATTGAAAACGAAAACAAAGACTCGCCGGAGCTGCGAAACTCGATTCTGACGTGGCAGCCACAATGGTTGCAGCGCCTGGAGTTTATCCAGACCTACACGTTGGAGCAGTGGCAGCAGGCGTTGACAACATTCCTAGCTATCGGACAAGCGTATCTGGACGCGCCTGATGGGCCGGGCCATACGATTCCGATCTGTTACCTGCTCGACTCGCTCATGGCCACGTTGCCGGAGCAGGTGCTGAAGAAGATCATGAAGGAGGGTAACGCAGCGCTGGGCTACCCGGTGGCGGCGAGACTCATCTCAGAGTACATGCGGTCTGTAGCCGCGCAGCTGGAGCAGTACCCCTTCACGATCGTATGTACCAACCATCTGAAGCCTGGACAGGATGACATGGGGCGGCCCACGTATGCTGTGCCCGGTGGCAAATCCGTACGGTTTATGGAAACCTACGAGATAATGATGGCGAAGACAGGCTCTGCGGATATCGACTTGCGTGATTATGGCGGCATCCGTGTGCGGCTGCGGGCGGAGAAGAACTCCCTGGGCCCGTCACGCAAACAGATCATTGCGGAGCTGCTGTGGTGGCTGCGAGAGGACACGGACGGCGTAATGCGGCAACACACGGCATGGGACTGGCATACTGCATCCATCCTGCTGCTGCTCTCGTTCAATGAGACATCCGGGCGGCAGAACGGGTTTGGCGTGAAGGGCAAGAAGGATCTATTTGACAGCCTGCAGGACATCTGCCACATCGTGGTAACAGACAGCAGCCGGCGGTTTGCTAAGTGTAAGGAGCTGGGCATTACCGAACCTGTGAGCTACCACGAGCTGGGAGCTGCACTGGAGCAGCGGACGGATATCCTAACCGCAATGTACCCCCTACTGGGGATTGCGAGACGGCGGGAGTATCGGGCGGGGATGAACTACCGGCAAATGCGGCAGTCGATGGCAGTAGATTCACAGGCTGCCCTTGCACCGTCTCCGGCACCGGCACCTGCCGCAACGCTTGGATTACCCCGTTCCCTGTACGTGGATCCAGACGACGGTGATGACGACATGGTAGACGACGAATAGGTGCAACATGGGCTGGCTGGCTGACAAGCGAGGTGCGGACTTCGAGCAGATTCAGGCGCAGCAGATTCTGGGCTATGAGGAGACGCTCGTTAAGCGAATTATGGCGGTGGCGGGCTGGTCGGCGGCCCGCGTACGGCAAGAAGCCTGTGACGCCGGGTACGAGCAGCCAACTATGGCTTGGCTCCGCAGGTGCACGCGGTTCCCGGTCTATATGGGAGCGGCCAAGCTGCGGTGGATGCAGGATGTTTCGGTAGGAAGCTTGTTTGGACCTGGGTTTGTGCAACAGCCCTTTTTTCGGGCGTATACCCAGTTTATCGACGACGCGGAGCTGGACGATCGCGCACAGCGATGCGGGCTTGTGTTTAACTGGCCGGGCATCGCGAAGGGCGGATCTGCTATGACGCTGCACAACGTACCCCTGGATGCCGTCGCCGCCCCGGAGCTGCGACTGGAACGGGGTACCCGGATTGTGCGGCCTTATGGAAACCCGCCTGTCATCTACGTGATCGAGGCTTTGTCGGACTTTCTGGCTATGCTGGGTACAGGGTGGTGCCAGCTATGACGTTTCGTACCTCCGAGTTGACGCTGTATGATAAGCCGGCAACACTGTGCTTCTCGCAGTCGAAGCTGGTGTCACTACAGCACGCTCTGGAGCAGCTTGATAGCAGTACGACCATTCTGAGCGTGCAGGGTTTGGAAGAACTGACGTTACGAGCGGATGGCCGTACGACTGTTGGAGGCTATCGTTACACGTCGGTAGCCTTCCACCAGCTGACAGGGATGCTCGCACGCGGTAGCGCGACCTTGCTACGAGACCTGAGCGGGTCACAGCGACGGCCAGGGCAGGCAGCTAATGGGCAGCTTGCAAGACGCGTGTTTAACGACATCTTGGCGCTGCGGCTGCCATCTCTAACTGGTTGCCGCCTGGTCCGCAATGAGGCCGGGAAGGTCATCGACGGGTTGTTGGGGCCGAATCATCGTATCCTGGAAAACTCAGCGCTGCTCAAGCAGGTGCAAAGCGTGGCAGCCACGACGGAACGGGGCATGGGCTTTTTCGCCGGGGTACTCATGGGTCGCCGGCTGATGCTGTGGTATCGCGAGCCGCAAGCCGTTGCTGTAACTGTTGCGGAGGGCAAGACTTGGAACCTTTACCCAGGCTTCTATTTTGCCAACGGCGAAGTACGTGGCACGGGCATGCGGGGCACAGCGGCACTGCTGACGCCTCGGGGCTGTTGCCTGGGGGACTACAGCGAGTACGGAGATCGTATGGCCCACCAGGGCCGGAATTTTGAGCACAGGCTGGACAAGCTCTTCCGAACGCTGTGCTCACGGGAATTTCCGCTGGCGCGCTTGGTGGTGGGGCTGCAGTTGCTTGCGCAGACGCCGCTGGGATTTGGAGAGTCACCCATAGATCCACAGGATCACCAGCACAAACGATGGCTGGCGCATAGGCTGGGAGACTTGCATGTGCCAGCGAATTTGGCAAAATTGGTGGTTGAACACGCCGTCCGGGTGAGTAGCGTCCAGCCGGAGTTGCCCTGGCCGGTGACTATGAGCATGCGGGCACAGCGGACGGCATTGGATTTCTGGAGCGCGTTGATAACGGTGGCACGACGGCTGCCGCTAGCCAAGCGAGAGTTGTTGGAGCGGGCGGGGTGGCATATGTTACATAACGGTTTTCAAATTGAGAGGTGACTTGGGCTATGGGTCGTACAACGGCGAGAAAACGGGCACAGCGAGCCACGGATATCATCAACCTGCAGACAGCAGCACTTGCTGCCATGAACAAGCCGTTGCGGCAGCAGCTGCAGCGGCTCGAAACATTGTCGCAGGACTCCCGCGACGCCAATCTTCGGTATTACTACGACATGGGGCGTTTGTTACTGGAGGTCCAGAAAAACGCTGATAACCTGTATGGGGAGCGGCCCATCCCGCTGGTCATCCAGTCCGGCGTGCTGGCGAAACGAACGGTATTCAAAGTCATTGCGTTGGCCAAGATCTATACGGAGCAGCAGTTCCAGGACTTCGCCGACTTGCGAAACGAGGAGGCCAACTTCTCCTTGCACTGGGGGCATCTGCAGCTCTTGCTGGCACTACCCACGGCGAAAGAGCGGAGCGACATGGCCAAGCGGGCGGTTGCCGAGCTGTGGGATCCGCCGGCGCTTGGGGCCGTGATCAAGAAGCGGTCGGCAGTCGTGCATGGGGGTGGGCGGCCACACAAAATGCCGGCCACGGTGCATCTGCAGGTGCGGCAGGTGCTGGAAGCCACGCGAGCCTGGGCCACGAAATATACGACAATCTGGAATGGCGACGAGCACAATGTCTTCGGGAATCTGATTGCGGCCACCGACAAGGACGTCAACGCGGAGGACCTGGAGAATCTAATGGCACTCCAAGAGCTGATCCCGGTGGTGGGCACGCAGCTTCGGGAGATGCGGACGTTTGTCAGTAAGGGGATCCGGCATGTCGAGAAACTACTGCAGGCTCGAGCCGCAGTGACGGCACAGGACGTTTCCCTGGAGCAAGGCAGCGCAAGACAAACGCGGCGGTTGGACCTTACCAGCACCCCGGTAACCCTTCCAGAGGCGTTGCCGGTGCCGCGAAAGCGACGCACCGTCGCGGCGAGCGCCTAAGCGAGTCTAGACCATGCGGGACCAGTTCACGATTTTCGTGTTGTTGTACGGCAACTATCCAGACTTAGCTGCCCGGTGCCTCAACTCGATTGTTCGGGCGTGCTACGCCCTGGTCCCGCATGGAATTCGTATTGGCTGTAATGCCATCTCGCCGGCAACAGAGAGCTATATCAAGGCGATGGTTAAAGGGGGGTGGCTGCAGGAGAAGAACATCTACCGGTCGCCGCAGAACCTGCATAAGTATCCCGTGATGCGGCAGATGTTCTACGACGCGCAGAATCCGATTTCGACGCCGTTTACCATGTGGTTTGACGACGACTCGTTCATCAAGACTGAAATGGCGACGGCCGCCCCGGATTTCCTAACCCGCGTACACAAGGTCATGACAACAGCGGCGCCAGGACGGGCATTGCCCATGATTTGCGGGAGCCCCTACACGTTGCAGCTGGAGGGGCACCAACGGCAATGGGTTTCGCAGCAGTTCTGGTATCGGGGGGAGCCGATTACGACGCATATTCCCTTTATTACGGGCGGCTGGTGGACTGCTGACACGGCCAGACTGCATGCAATAAACTACCCGTTCCCCGAGCTGGACCATCGCGGCGGCGATGTAATGCTAGGCGTTTGTTGCCAGCAGCAGGGTTGGCGGATCGTTAAATTCCGGGATGGCCTCGCGATCAATGCGGACGCAGAGGGCAGAGAATCACGATCACCGCGGCGAGGGTTTGACCAGGCGCCTATTGGCGTGCGTAAGATGACGGCCGCGGCAACAACATTCCCGCCGATGCTCGTGGGGGTACCTGAGCCTGTGGAGCCTTTACAGCCGGCGGCAGGTCCTCGGAAAATCGTCATATTGGAGCTCTGACATGGTGCAATACACGTACGCGTCGACGCCGCTGGATACCTATGCAGGCGGAGAGCAGCCATGCGTGATTGTACCGCGCGGAGCAGGGGAGCTATGGTACGCGCCCAGTCAGCCTGTGCAAGTGGGGCAGCCGGTAACGTGGCAGATCTGCCAGAAGGCGGAACATGCATGTTTGCCGCTGTTTCCCTACCTGGTAGCCGCGGCACCGGAGGCGCTGGCGGCGTTTGTGTTTCAATTGGCTAATTGGGCCACGCTGCAAAAGCCGCCTGCAGTAGTGCAGCGGGTGCACATTGTCGTAGGTACACCGGTGCATATCGTGCAGCGAGCGGGTCAGACAATACAACAGTTGCAGTTAGGCTTCGGTTTTGTGGGAGAAGCAAATGACCGTCACGGAGTCGCAAAAACCACGTTTGAACGAGTCACATGAGCGGGCAGCAGCCCTGCTGGCGCAGATCGCGGATACAACCATGTTGTACAAGCAGGCTCGGGCTGCGTACGCTGAGGTGCAGGCAGCGCCAGTGGGTGCTATTCCGCTGCCTACGGGCTGGTGTGTGCTGCTGCAGACACCCACGGAGACAAAAATCCCTTTGCCGTTTCCGCCGGCGATCAACGCAAATGACTGTTTGAAGGTGTTCGCAGACGCTGCAAACAGTTGTGCGACGACGCTGGTGGCACAATGGCACGAACTCGCAACGCTTGCCGGCGACGTTACGCGAACTATCGAGCAGGCGCTGGCACAGGCGGCGGAGTAGAACACAGGCATCAATTCTGTACGCGTGGCGTAGCAGCGAGGGCTGCTGCGCTGCCGTACTGTTTTTTGGAGTGAAGGAGTTTCTGATGGCGAAGAAGAAAGCTGCGACTGGGGCCCCGAAGAAGGTCGCGAAGAAGGCCACAAAGAAGGCCACGAAGAAGGCGGCCAAGAAGGCGGCCAAGAAGGCGGCGAAACCCGCAGTGCTTCGTGGCCCTCGCGGGTTCGCATCGTAAACATGTCGGTGCCGAATGTACGAATTGCTGCGGTCTTGCAGTTGCGGGATCGGCTGGTGGAGCGTGCATTCGCACCGATGAGCGGGGTTACGATCAGCGGCATCTTTCTGGATGAACTGACAACCCGCGCGTTGCAAGTGCTACCGGCCCGCACGTCCCGCGATGCTGTATTCGAAAGCATCCGGCATCTCGCCGGGCATTCACTGGATGCTGAGGAGATGCTGGTTACGGCATGGCGGTTAGCCGGTAACGTGCAACGGCTTCAAAATGGCATACCTGTGCCGCCCTGGGCGGCACAGGTAGCCGAGGAATGGGTGCCACTAGAGGTCTTGCGGGGGACGGTCTTTCGAAACCACCGCGGCAAGCTAGGGCACCTATTCCACTTTAGAGTGCTGGCAGGTACGCCGTGCCCGATGCGACTCAAGATGTTCTGGAGCCACGGGCTTTGTCGTGTTGTGTCGCGAATTGTCGGGTTTTCAGCACCGTGGCACAAATATCCGTACTTGTCGCCGCTGGAATTTGTGCGATTGCGGCTTTTTGCCAAGCTAGATCCTGCCCGCAGCACGAAAGAACCGCGGTTTTGGGAGATGCAGTGCCCACCCCCCATGGTTACGTGGAATCGGCAGATCTTGCGGGTTCGGAAGCGGGTGGACCCCTGCCCACGGGGCTGGTCGCACGCGTGTACAACCTGCGTGCTTGGCTATGTGAGTTGTCCGGCCGCCGTGCACAAGCTGGATTATATGCAGCGGCTATGCCCGCATTGCGGCGAGCTTGAGTATTTTGATGATGACGTGGCGGCTGGCAAATGCATGCGGTGCTACCGCCGGTGGGCTACGTGCGTTAAAACCGACTGATAGGAGCTGTTCATATGGCACTGCCCAAAAACGTGATTATGCCTGGTCCGTCGCTCTTCCGTGATGTGGAGGGTAGCGGCCAGGAGTTCATGGATAAGTATCGGCAATACGTGTATAACACGTTGCTGGATGTTGGTTGCGTCCCACAGATGGACGATAGCATGCAGCGGCTGTCTTGGGCGGTTATGCCCATGTTTGTTGACGGCGTCGAGATCGGTATCGACTTCTCGGACTACAATCAGTTCTCGATACCGCTGACGCGGGTGGCGTACCAGTTTCGAATCCAACACACACCAGCGTTTGAGCATTTTGACAATGTGGGCTCTTTTCCCCAATACAGCTATCTGGACTGGGCCTGGTATCGGGAGTTGGCTACCACGATTCAACACTGTGATGTCGGTGGGCTGGTTAGCGGCCGCATGAATATCGATGCAACCAATCCGGAGAAGAAGACAGCGCGCCGATTGGCTGTGCATCGTATACTGCTGCACCATTGCGGGTCACGGTTGCAGAGCGGTATGATCCCTCTCGAAGAGTTTCTGCCCCGTACGCTGGCCTGTCGGGTGCATGTGCATGTGCCCGGCTCCTGGCCGAACATGATGGATCGTGTGATGCCGCAGCTATGGAGCTTTGGCATGCCTATCATATGCACGGAGATCTTTACCACGTGTTGCGGTGTGCGTCCGGAACCCGGCGTACACTATATTCGGATGCGGGATGATTTTAGCGATCTGCCCGCAGTGATTGATTGGTGCGACCAGCACCCGGCAGAGCTGGTGCAGATCGGTAGAAATGCAAAACAGTACTTTGAAGAGCACTGCCTGCCAGCAGCGATTTGGACATACATCTGCGACTGCCTGGCCACACGGGTCAGGCCAGCAACTCAAGGTAAGGAGCAAGGGGATGGATGAAAAGCAGCGGATTCAGAACCTGAAGACGTTGTTGGCCGAGCAAGCAGGGCGCCCGTTTGATCAGCTGCAGCGCAATAAGCCCTGCCCGTGTGGTAGCGGAGGCAAGTTTAAGCACTGCTGCCTGCCTAAGACGCGGCCGGTCATTCCGCCCCGGCATGTGCCTCGGCAGCGGCCGGTGCCGGTCGTGGCAGGCGCCACAGTGACAGCTGTCGCCCCACCCCCGGTAAGTCCTGCAGACGGGCGGGAGGTCACAGCAGAGAGCATGACCCGTCTCGGCGCTGAGCCGGCAAAGGTATATGCCTATCGAAAGACAGGTTTGTGGATTGTACCGCAGAATCGCGCTCTTCATGCGCCAGAGGTGCTGGCTGCTTGGGACGCGGCTATCCAGGAGTTTTCGCATGAGCATTGTGACGGTGACCATTCCGTATCGGAGGTTGCACCCGCAGGCAGTCCCGCCCTTGCAGGGCAGTGAGCATGCCGCCGGCTATGATTTCTGTTGCGTGGGTGGTTTGGTTGGTGTGGATGTGGAGGCCTGGACGGCTCGTGATCCTGCCATTGTGAAGGCGTGGCGGCGGTTGGAGTCGCTGGGGGAGACCACGTTGCACCCCGGTGGCAGCGAGCTCTTCCGTACGGGGATTGCGTTGGCTATCCCTGAGGATTACCGGATGGAATGGCGCGACCGGTCCGGGCTGGGGACCGTGCAGGGTGTGACGCACACTGGCGGCCTGATCGACCCGGACTATCGTGGCGAGCTGTCAGTACGGCTCGTTAACATGTCCGACGTGGCTGTTACAATTCACGTCGGTGATCGCATTATTCAGGGCGTGTTCTCCCATAGAATCGGGGCGAATTTCTCTGTTGCGACAGAGTTGCCGCACTCCACGCGGGGTAATACTGGTTTTGGAAATTCTGGCCGTTAGGAGGTGCTGATGTCGAGACTGCAAGTGGTGCCGCGAGACGGCGGCGAGCCGTATAGTCCGCAGCGTGACCTGGCATATTGCTACGCCCCCGCCATGATGGAGGCGTTGCGAGCATTGGATGCCAAGAACTGGACGGTGGAGCTGGCCGCGCTGGCGGGGCACCTGGAGATTACGGAAGAGATGCTGGGGGCGGCTGTTGCGTCCTTGATGGATGCCCATGCTAATTTCCTGAACAATGCCGCGGTAACGACCGCCCAGGAGGCGTTGCAGCAGGCCGGGTGGTATGACCATGATGCCGGTGTGCGGTACTTCATTTACGGGCGGCTGGGCGAGGTGATGTTGGGCGGCTTTTTCATGGCCCTGCGGGACGTGACGGTCCAGCACAACCCACCACGCCCTGCGTGCAGCTTGCCGGAATTGATTGCGGCGGGCACGGCCGTGGCCGGGCGGTTATGCGGCAAACCAATACCGCCGGGAACCGAGGAGCAGCTGTTGCGGCTGCAGGCGGAGCTGGAATTGACACAGGCCGCCCTGCGGGCGATGCGGCAAGCGCAAACGAGCGCGTGAATGGATGCGTATTGCGCGGATTGGATAAGGTATCACATGACTACTGCATTTCGGATGACCAGCAACACTACGGCGCGGTTTATCCGTGAGGGCCTCCCTGAAGACTACTTGATCTGGGACGTGGAAACGACAGGCTTTAACGAGTCTGTGGACCTGATTACGCAGATCGGCTGGGCAATCGTTCGAGGGCGGCAGTTGGTGAACCAGGAATCGCTACTGCTGAACTGGACGACTATGCCGGGTATTGACCAGCAGTGGCTGCAAGACCGTTTGGCAAAACTTTGTGAAACGTTTCGGGAGAAGGGTGCGACGTATTATGCCACCTACGACAAGATGGCAGGCGGGCAGTCTCCACTGCTGTGCCTGCAGGTGTTCGAAGAGGTACTAGCCGCGGCTGAGCGTGCCGGGGACTGGACGGTAGGGCATAACGTTGCCTGTTTTGATCCCCGTTTCGTGGACAGTCATCGTGGGCGGTTTCTAGGATTGCCTCCTCGTGACTGGGAGCGCGATCAGGTGTTTGATACGGGCTTATTCGTGAAAGCTGCGCAAGCGTCGTTGGAATTGCGACCCGAGGAGGCCCTGAGTGCTTGGTGGCGGCGAGTAGCGGGTACGCGTGTTCGTGTGAAGTGGTCATTAGATTCCTACTGCATCCCTGCCTTCGGGCTCGCGGAGAAATACGGGCTGGATGTACGGGCCTGTCATGATGCAGGCTATGACTGCTACGTTGTTCACTGTTTGGTCGAGGAGCTTCGAAAGATCGGAAATACGAATGGGTAAGCGGAAGGCGGCAAATGCCGAGGGCGTGGTAACACGCGGTAAATTGCATATTACGCGGGATCCGCAGATGTATGCCGAAGCCGTTCCGCCGCGGGTGGTGCCGTACAAACGGATCGCAGGGATAGACTTGGGCACCAACTGCGGGGTCGCGTTCTGCGACGTGATCCCTGGCCGCAAGTTGGATACGGCACTGGTCGTTGCCGGCCAGTGGAATTTGGCCATCGGCCCTTTTGATTCTGGCCCCTTGCGGCATGTGCGGCTCAAGCAGTTTCTGGCCATTCTGGCTGCTGATTGCATCGTGTATGAGAACGTGAAGTACACGCCGCCCCAGGCAACTGTTGCAGCAAGGGGCTACAAGATGGCCGGTGTGCTGGCCCGTGTGGCCACGTCCAGTGAATTCCTAGGCGGCCTCAAAACTACGTTGACGACGTGGTGTGAGGAGCGGCAGATAGCAACGCACGGGGTTGCAATCACCGCGATCAAGCAGTGGGCTACCGGCCTGGGTAATGCGTCCAAGACGGCCATGATCCTTGCAGCAAATGCGAGGTGTGGCTTGTCGCTGGACCCGGAGGATTACGAGCACACGGGTGTTGACAATATCGCGGATGCCGCTTGTTGCTGCGCTATGGGCGTGGAGTGGTACGCGGAGGGCCTTGCGGATAACGACTCAGTATGACAACGCCAACTATTCAGGTTGTTTGCGGCGACGTGGCCTCGGTAGGCATCAGCATGACGCCGAAGCTGATTATTGCAGACCCGCCTTACAATCTCGGCATGGCATACGACGCCTACGAAGATAAGCGGCCGTTGGCAGCGTATCTGGCATGGACTCGGCAGTGGCTGTCACGGATGTCGGAGATCGCACACCCGCACGCCTCCTTGTGGGTGTTTATGAGCGCGCTGCTGACGTCGGAGGTGGATGTCATTGCCAAGAGCCTGGGGTGGCGGCAGCGGGCTACAGTCTGCTGGTACTATACGTTCGGCAACAACACGCCGAAGAACTTCACACCAAGCCATACGAACATCTTGTACTACACTAAGCACAAGACGAAGTTCACGTTTAACGCGGACGCTATCAAGGTGCCTTCAGCGAGGCAGGCCAAGTATAAGGACAAGCGGGCGAAGGCAGGCGGCCGACTGCCGGACGACACATGGATTCTGTTTCCCGAGCAGCTGCCCGATGGGTTCGATCCGGCGGGTGACGTCTGGCTGCAGAGTCGTGTTTGCGGTACGTTCAAGGCGAGGGAGGCCGTATCTCCGAACCAGCTGCCACTGCCGATAGTGCAACGCATTATCCGGGTTTGCAGCGATGAGGGTGATCCGGTGTTGGACCCCTTCTGCGGGACTGGCACGACCGCTGTGGCCTGCCAGCAACTCTCCCGTGAGTGCTGGACCTGCGACATCAGTGAGGCGTGCGTAACAGCGACGCAGTCGCGTTTACAGATAGGAGCCGTAAAATGAGCGAGAAGCATTTGTCACAGCTGTCGCCGGAAGAGGTGGAGCATGTGGCTGCAAACATCGGCGAGATGCTGGCTGCCGACAAGCGGCTGCAAGTCATCATGACGACGATGGCCGCAACCGCGCGTATCCACCAACTCGCGCACGAGCAGCTGGCAACGGTCGTGCGAGCTGGGTGGCAGGTGGATCATCCGGCGGCGGTTATCGAGTACTTTACAGCGGCCGCTGCGAGGCAGAATGCGTTCACGTTGAAGGTGACGGCGCAGGCCCTGCTGGATGTCGTAATCCCATTTTTGGGGATCCTGCAGTGTGCGGCGGATGATCAGGAGCACGCTCCGCAGCCTGAAGCTGCTGTGGAGGCTCCGCAACAACAAGGAGTCACGAGTGAGGTACTTTCTGGGAGCGCTGAGGCTACCGAAGCCGGACTGGGAACAGTGGATGCCGCCGCCGAAACGGGGCAAGTCGTGGACGGCGGATGATGCGGTAGGCTACAGCTGCTCAAGTTACGTCGAGGCGCTTGTGCTCATGGACAGCACTGGGGCAGCGCTGTACGAGGGCGTGAGGCCGACAGGGGATGACCCGATCGTTGTGTCGATGAGTTTTCTCACGTTTCTGCAGCAACATCCGGAATGCCTGCCGCGTCGCAGCGACACAGGTTTTCCGATCTGCTGGTTTGGTTTTGACATCCGGGGGGTGCTGACAACCCTGTCCCTGGCGGCGATGAGTTGCAAGGTCGCAGACGCTTGCGTCCCGCCGATTCCGTGGGAGCTTTGGTGGCATGAGCACTTTACCACGCCACTATGGCTGGATCCTCGTGACATGCTACTTCCGTCCACGGAGCGAACCGCAGGGTTTGGGATGGCCCAGCTGGAGCGGTTACTTGATGTCCGGACAGGGCCGTTGATGCGGCCCGTGTCTCAAGCCTGGACTGATGCGGAGCAAGCACGCAGGCTGGTTTTGGCGGCTGACATACTGGAGGGTTGAGCAATGGTCCCGCAAGAGCAACCCGGACTGCCACTCAAGGTGCAGCCCCATGAAGCCCCTCCGCAGCAGGGTGATGCCCCGCCGGAGGCCAAGCCCGAAAACGCAATCACGCTCGGACAGCTGGTTGCGGAGGGTTTTACGTTGTTCACGCCCGCACTGGTCGTGACGCATGGGTTGCTCGACCGGGACCCCGTGCTGGAGTTCAATCGGACGCATCAAACCGAGGATCCTGCGGAGCGGCCTTTCCAGATAGACTGCGATTATCCGCTCTTCCAGGATCTCGGGGCGTCCCTGCTGAATGGCTCGCTGATCCAGTGGGACCGGCGGCTGTACGGGATCGTTGACGAGAACTGGCCACAAATCCGGGATTTCATCGCGGCCATGGGCTGTTATGATATACCTCGGCAGCATTACGCAAAGGTCGGGTTTCACGAGTTGCGTATCGTGGACCCGACAGCGTTGCACAGTGGCCGGATCTACGACGAGTTGCCAACGGTCGACATCACCGTGTTTTGCGTGTCGACGAATCGTAATTTCGTGTGGATGCAGTGGGCCGCGGACCCTCCGCGGTCGCGAGCATTTGCAAGAGTGGATCCGCCCAGAGCGGACATACAACAGGAAGCCAGCGCTGTGTTGGGGCCGCCCCCATCGCCGGAGCGCGTTGCCGATTTTGTGAGACCAAAGCCATGAGGATTACGTTGGAATTGCCCCGCGACTACGAAGTGCGGAGCTGCGAGGTGGATGCGGCAACACGCCGGATCACGATTGTGCCCCGGTTTGCCAAAAACCGCGGGAGTGCCGATATTTTGTTCGCCCAGGTGAGTGGCGACGCCGGCCAGGTAAGGACGGCGATCCTCGCCGTAAATGCCCGGACGGGCAACTTGAGTGTGATCCGTCTGGACGATGCCGAGCCGGAGGCAGCGTTCGACGCCCCACCTGGAGCAGCACCGGCAGACAGTCAGGACGTGAATGATAACGCTGACGAAAACGTTCGTTGAGTCGACCTGGTGGCGCCGGCGGGCCAGCGATGATGCCACGGCCTGGGAGCAGCTCCCGGATCATGACCGGCAAGGCGAGTCGCTGGACCAGCAGATATCGGCGTGGGTGTTTGAAACAGGTAACTGCATTGTGAACCCCGGGCAACTGGGCATTCACGCTGTATGGCATGACGACGCCAGGCAGATCAAGCAGGTTATTTTAGGACTAACGGTTCTTTATCAGATAAACGACCGGGTGTCACGAGAGAGGTATGCACATGGCCCAGACCGATCAGGACCGGAAGCGAGAGGCGGTGCGAATGCAGATGGGGCAGCGGGACGGCAAATCGGCCAAGCCCCGTGCGACCGAGCCCCGCCCATCGCCACCATCGCCCCAAGTCCCGTCAATATCAGCGACGCCCCTGCCGGTGGCACCGGTGGTGACGATGCCCGACCCCCGGAGCAGCCTGCTGCCCCGCCCCGGCGAAGCCCCGCAATCCTCGTCGCCGACTTGTACGGCATCACCGACGACGCAGGCGGCACCGACCACGACAACCCCTGAGGAATCGCCGCAACCTAACCCAGCACCACCCCGACGTGCGGCACGGAAGGCGTCACCTATGAGCGTAACCGGCATGGATATGTGTCGCGTGCCGGCGTTGTCGACGCTGGTGGAGCAGGTACTGGCTGCTAATAAGCTGACTGGGCAGAAGTTTCACGTGGTTGTCGTACCTGAGGATGACATGCCCCGTGTGGAGTCATTTGACGACGTTAGCAGCTTGATGGCCGCGTTGAAGCGGTTTCTGAATACGGAGAATTCGGTATTTCCAATCCTGGGTACATTTATGCCGGTCACTGAAGGGCCATACCGTTTTCTGATGACGCCTTTCGGTGCGTTGCCGTTGTTCAACATGCCTACGCCGGAGACCATGGTGGCAGATGCACACGGCTGGATGGGTGGCGTATCGCCGGGTGATGGCAGACCCACGCCGGCACCCGAATTACAGGAGCCAGACGCTGTTGCAGATTTGATGGCTGCAGCGGAGGCCACGAGTGAGGATGACGGGTCCAGCGTAATGCCAGCGATGTAGCAAACGCTGCCCCGTAAGATCGCGTAGCCGCCGAAGAGGCGGCTTTTTTTATGCGCTGTGCACGGCGGGCGGAGGCCCGTCACGGACTAGCAGGAAGCAGCTCAGTAAAGCCGCGAGGCATTATGCCTGCGGCAACGTAAACTGGAGTTACATAATGTCCCGAAAAAGTAGTATGGCAGGGCGGTACCATGGGCAGGTCGCATGTTGTGACGCCCGTATGCGAGAACGGATGGCTAGCGTATGGGCCATTACGTGGCGTGCTAATAACGTTTCCGACTCGTTTCTGCAGGCCTTCAAGCCTCGCCGCGACCCTGTGGCAATTGTGGAGATGAGTGAGATGCCTGCGGAGCTGGGAGGCTCCCGAGAAGTGATACATCTGAAGGGTTACGGGACGCAGCTGCAGCCGGAGGACTGCACGGTCGTCTTCGGAGGCGCCCGTGCGAACCGGTTCTACTACAACTTTGCGCTGCGACCGCGGGTACATGCGAACAGCCAGACGCTGAATCCGGTGCGGAATCCGAGTCTGATGCGGATCGGCTTGGAACTGCACGCAGCGCGACGGCAGGCCGTCTACCGGGACTTCCAGCTGGGCACGGCGCCGCGGCTGCCCTCGGGATACTTGGGGTTTCAGGGCGGCCCCCCGGAGTGCCAGGACACCCCAGCGCTGCGGGCGCGTGTGGCCCAAGTGATGGGCAAGCCCGTACAGGCCATCGACGACATGCCGGCGGAGGAGCGGGATCCGTTTCTGCGAGCCGAGTGGCTCACCTGTTTTGTGGACCCGTTGGATCCCATCAACAACACGGGCATGTATTTGCTGCCTCAGCAATTCTGCTCGCGTGCCGGGCTCTGGAACTACGATTTCCTCCGTTTTGACGGGCTGGTTGGGGAGGAAGTGGCCAATCCGATTGCGGATATTATCGGCCTGGGCAAGTACAGAGACGAGCGAATGCAGGTGTCAAACCCGGCGACAACTGTGCTGAAAGAGGTTCTAGGCGTGGCGTCGCTGGAGGAGATTCAGTATAGTACGCCAGAGGAGGACCCCCTGACACCGGACGTGCTGCGACAGCTGCACAAGCGGATGTGGGAGGAGCTGGGGCCGCTAGGCCGGGCCATGCGGACGGAGGATCTCGACGAGGCACTCCAGACACCAACGCGAGCGATCACGTTGCCGAAGGTGGCCGATCCGATAGCCGCGATGGGAGAGGCTGCCACGATCGCGATGATGCGAGCGTGTTGTCCGGTGGAAGAGGCGTGCAGGGACGAGGACCTGCTGGCGGCGGCTCGAAATCCGGGCCGGTACTTGTTGGCCGCGGGACTTGTGAAGACGCAGGTGCTGTACGTGCGGGCCTACCAGGGCCCGTATCTTCGGTTTACGGAGCAGCAGCTGGGTGCGTCACGGGTGCTCGCAGACTTCTACAGCGTACGGCGGGAGTGGTGCCATGAGAGGGTTACGAGTTGACGACGAGTTGTTGGCACTGCTGCCGCAATACGATGCTACGCCGCAGTACCTGCCTGGGCAGTTGCCGCAGTCGGAGCGGATGGGGCTTGCGGTAATATCGCAAATCCCGGAGACGATGCAGTTCACGGGATGGCTGCTGACGTCACAAGACGCACTATCTCGCTGGTATCGGCTCTGCGATCAGACAGCCCGTGTACGGGTTTTCTATTGTGTACCACGTAGTGTGGTCAGTGATTGGCTCGAGTAGTACAATGGCGCCCGGGAGGCTACCCCTCCCGGGCGCTATTTGTTCAACCCCACACAGGAGAGCACGTTATGGACCCGCAGCAGCTGTTCCATGGAACACCCGCCATCAAAGCCGACGCAACCGGTGGCCCCGCAATGCTGAACCCGCATGATATGAAGAATCTGATCGTCCACTATAACCCGCCACCAGGGGGGACGGGTGTGGCCGTGCAGCTGGGACAAGCGACGCCGCTACAACTGCAGCAGGCGATGGGTTTGGCCCCGCCGCCGGCGTTTACGTCACCGCAGCCGGCACCTTTTGGGGTTGAGCAGGGGGTAACGGTAAACCCACAAGCCCCGGTGGTCCATCATGGCATGTCTGTCATCGATCGGCCGCTGCAGGCGTTTGCGGCTACGCAACCCCGACCGGCTGCCATGTTGATGCCGGCAACCGCCTCGCCGTTGGAGCAAGGGCCACCCGTGCCAGAGAGCCGGGTTACGTTTGAGATTGATCATTTCGGGTCACACATGGTGGCCTATCATGCTGTGCTTCGGGAGGATCAGTGGCTGATCCTGATTTACGATTTGCGGTATCCAGGGGCGATGTACGAGCCCCCGACGGCAGAAAATGCACTCCCGATGGCTGTGCACGTGCATGGTACGGACGAAGTGCACTTAGTCCGCAGCCTGGGGATCAGTTACAATTACGAGCACCGTCGATTTTGCATTTTGCAGATCGAGCGGTCGGCACCCATCCAGGAGAGTCCAAATGGAGAAGCAAGCGGTTATTAAGCCCGGCAAGACTCCGGATACGGAAAAACGGTTGCCGCAGGCGAAAACGGCTGCTGCGGCACCCCGGACGCAGACGCGGGCACTGGATGACGATGTAACCAAGCGACTAGCACGGGCCGCAGGGCAATAGCTGGCCGCGGACAACGGGAGGGACTCGAATGTCCTCGCTATTCACCGGGCCGGGCTTTCTAGCCTCGCGCCGCAATGATGCGTTTCCTGATCCATTCGGCGACGTGGCCTCGCTGGCCATGCCAATCACCATCCAGGATGCTCTGCGCTGGTGTGAATTCATCATCATGAAGAATGGGCCATACAGGGAGGCCCTGCGGCGTGTGCTGTCGTACTTCATAACCGACATCGAGATTTCGTCACCGACGGGCGATGTGGATAAGCGGCTGGGTGTGGAGGAGAAGCAGAAGTACCTGGATTTCCTCAATGACACGTTGGGGATCAAGAGCATCCTGCATGACGTCGGCCTGGATTTTCTGACCTACGGGAATTCTTTCACATCACTGCTGGTCCCGTTCAAGCGGTACCTGTGGTGTCCGCGGTGCAAGCTGGAGGCCCCGCTCAACAAGATCTACGGAAACGCGGCGTTCGCGTTCCAGTGGTCGGGCTTCGAGTTTCACGCTACGTGCCCGCGATGCCAGTACAGCGGGGCATGGCGGCATGTGGACCGCCGTGGCAGCGAGAAAAGCGGCCTGCTCGTGAAGCGGTGGAATGTGCATCAGATGGATCTGTTGCATGACCCGTATACGGACGACACGGCTTACATCTGGAAGCTGCCGGATGACTACCGTGCCTTGATCCGTCGGGGCCACCTGCATCATCTGGAGCGGGCCCCTATGGAGGTGATTCGGGCGGTGCAGGAGAACAAGGCCATCTTGTTTGACCCTGAGGTGGTCTACCACATGCGGGAAAGCGCGATGGCTGGGGTGCTCTCGCGAGGCTGGGGTGTGTCACGCGTGCTGGTGAACTTCACACAAGCCTGGTACGTGCAGGTGCTGAACCGCTTCAATGAAGCCATTGCCTTGGACTACATCATCCCCTTCCGTGTGCTGACCCCGCAACCGCAGCGCGGGCCGGCCGGGGAAGTGAATGATCCCGTGTTGACCATGAATCTGAGCCGGTTTACATCCCGCGTCGAGCACATGCTTCGGCTGCGGCGAAAGGACCCGGCTCGCTGGAACGTGTTGCCGTTTCCGGTGGAATACCTGGCGCTGGGTGGTGATGCCAAGGATCTGGCCCCCAAAGAATTGCTGGACCAGGGCATGGATACGCTGCTCAGTGCGATTGGCATTCCGCCCGAGCTGTACCGCGGCAGCCTG